GTAGAATAATGCCTTATGAAATAAGGTAATATATATGCGTCATTTCTTACTATGCTGTAAATATGTATCATTATTCTTTTATAAACATCCATGAACGACTTGAATCTCTTGTTGTTCCTTTAATTTTTCCTTCAGACCCTAATACAAACCATGGGTTAATATTATTTTCTTTTGTATGTTTCCTAATTGCATCCTTAACTTTAAAATCCCTTCCCCTAGCTCTCATGTAATCATGCCCAGAAACAATACCTCCTTTTTTAACTTTTTTAGACCAGTTTCTAATGTCATTTGTTATATAAGGGTCTTCGTGATTTGCGTCTATGTAAATAAAGTCTAAAGATTCATCTTCAAATTCCTCCAGAGCATCTTCACTAAACTTTTTCATGAATGTATAATTATGGAATTCAGATAATTTTTCCTTAGCTTCATTTTCTAATCTGTTAAGAGTATTTGGAAGAGTGTAATCAACATACCCAGAATATGAAGCGTAAGGGTCAATACCGATTAAGTCCATTTGAGGATTCGCATTTATTAGTTGGTGTGAAAAAACACCAGCCGCTACACCTAGCTCAACCCCTTTTTTAAAATTTAAGTGATGTAATAATCCTGGAATTATCCCCCTCCCAATATTTGGAATCATAATAGGTAAGCCAGAATCTAATGATTCTATGTTATATTTTTCTACAATATATTTTAAAGTATTCATATGTTACCTTTTTTAATTTCTTTAATAATGTCTTTGATCTTCATTCTCACACCAGTAATATTCATCTCACAATTGAATTGAGGAATTAATCCTAACCAGTGTTGGAATTCTTCTTTTGTTAAAATATAACGATAAACATCACGCACTTCGAACAGTTCTTTATCTCTTAACTTCTTCTTAAAGAAGTTAATTAAATGAATTTCATTTCCTGACCAAGTAGTGTTACCGAGTCTCATGATTGTGTAATGCTTGAAGTGTCTCTTTATAAGTTCCTCCATTCGTAGTTTGTGTTTTGTATATCTTGAATCAGTAAAGAATACAGATAGTGTACTAAAATAAACTATGTGTTTTCCAAAGTCTAGCCGCATCAACAAATTTGCTTCTCTTTGATACTCTGATTCTTTCTTTTCCTGGCTATTAGGAACACCACTCGCGAAGAATATAAGGTCTTCTCTGTCTATGATTGCTGATGCTATTGTGCCGTTACCGATGACCATATTATTTATTTTTTTCAAACCACCAACTTGGTTGTCTATCATCTCTGATAGGATTATCTTTATCCCACTCGGTCAGTCTCAAACGGTAATTATGGTCTCTTGTATATTCACAGGTCGCTTGTATAACTCCTGTGTTTCCTGTCCTCGTTAAGTACCAGTCGTGGCCTGATACAATTCCACCTATACGAACTTTAGGTGTCCATGTCTCTATATCTTCTTTAACTGATTTATAAGAATGTTCACCATCAATAAATACAAAGTCTAGTGATTCATCTCCAACAAATTTAGCAGCACTAACACTAGTATCATGAACGATTGAACAATTTTCATATTTAGATAATCTATCAACTGCTATTTTTTTCTTTGGAAAGATTTTCCCAATTTCCCAACTATCTATTGATAATAGATATACACCAGGTATATTTTCTAAAATAACTTCAGAAAATCTACCATCAAAAACTCCTATCTCAGCACCCTTCTTGAAATCAAGTTCTTTAAAATATTTAATTAATTCTATTCTATTTTTCATATTATTTATCTAACAAATTATTATTATTAAGACTCTTAAATCCTCTAAATGACTCTGCTCCATATTCTAATATTTTCTTAAGATCCTTTCTAAAGTGACCTAAACCAATAGTCCACATGTCATCATATAAAGTTCCTATTAAGCAATTAAAATCTTCAACATAAACAAATTCTATATTTTTATCTTTAAAATATTTAATAAATAGATTATATTCTTCTAAAGACCCAGCGATAATTAATACACGTAATTTTTTCATATTATTTTTTATTATCTAATAAGTCTTCTTCAATTTTTCTTGCCTCTATAATTTTTTCTCTCCAATCATCTCCCCACCCTGGCATGTCAGGAAACTTCTTCATAAACCATTCCCAGTCATATTTATAATCTTTTGTTGTTAACCAGTAATCACGACAGTAGATACGTCCTTTATTCATTGATTTACCGTGCTCATCGTATTGAGCTGTAGAGAATCCATAACCTTTTCCACTTGTACCTTTATGCCAATGAGCATAATAGACTTTTTTATTTACCATCACTCTTCCACCAGAAAACCACGCTTTACACGAGATTTCTTGTGCTTCTTGGGTGAAATCACCGTACTTTTCACTGTCTAAAGGTCCAATTAGCTTGTCCCAATAGCTTTTTTTCATAAAGTAAAAACTACCTTGCATAGAAGGTGTTTCATCAATTAAAATATCCTCTCTCCCAGGTCTCTTCCAAAGTCCTCCATGTAAACCACAAGATCTATCATTAGGTCTCTGAAAAGGAAAATCTATATGCATATAATCTATACAAGCTCTTCCATCTTCTATTATCTCCCATTTATCAGGGTCAATTCTATATCTCCTAGGAATAATAACATCCTCATCCTCACAATCAGCTTTTAAGGCTAAGTCGTAGCCTTGTGACATTAAACAATGTTCATCTATTTTCATTATATGTGTGCCCTTAGCAATAGACATACCTCTATTTATACTGTCACGCATTCCTACATTATTAAATTGCGTTCCATGGTGAATAACAATGACACGTTGGTCATTGTTGATCATAGGGCTAGGCCAATATCCATCTAGAACTACTATTATTTCAATTTCACCTTCAGCTTTTGAAAGTAAATCGTCAATTGTTTTTTGTAAATAACGTTGATCTCTACTCGGGATAATTACTGATAGCATATATATTCATAATTAATATTTAATAATTTTTATTTTTTTTGACCTGGGCCTAGGTCTTTATTAATAACAGAGTCGATTACATTAATTTCTAATGTTGGTAACTCTTCTATAGTATTTAGACCTAAACAATGTGGACAATTTTGCCATGAGGATCTTCCGTGCGGACACGGTAAATCCTTTTCTTTTTCTTCTTTCATATTATTATTTTAACATAGTTCTTACTTGATTGTTTTTGGCTTCTTTCCAGCTGGATCATATTTTTTAGGGACACCTCCTAGTGGGAACATTCTTCCTTGTTCATCAATATGTTGAACAAAAATTCCTGTATCTACTAAGAACGGATATTTCTTCTTTGAGTATTGTGGCCACCCTGCTTTCTTAAAGATATCGTCTCTCATTATTCTTTTACAAAAGTTCAGATCAGTTGTACCTCTAACTGAAGAAAATCTTTCTACTTGACCAACCTTAGAGGTTTCAGAAACGTGATCAGGTAAATCAAATACTCTTCTAGTCACTTGATCACCAATTCTGTATTCTTCGCTCTCATTCCATAAAGCTCTTATGATAGAACCATGGATCAAGGTTAACCCGAAAGGAATACCGTCACACCAGACTTTATCTCCTAACTTAAAGTCTTGGAATGAACCATTACCTCTACCTCTATAAAGAATAGGTTCTGCTGGTTGAGACTTTGTAAAATAAAGACCAGACAACATAGGAACTTTACCTTCGATCATATATTCATTTAATTTAATATAAGTTTCTGGTGGAATAACATTATCTTGTTCTAAAGATAAGAACCATTCGTAATTACCTTCAACAACTTGTTTAGCAATTAAGTTCTCAGCATCAGGTAATTGATATTCTAATGGAGAATATGTATTCAACCATTGTGTCATCTCTACTTGGCTCCAATTAGTCGGTATAATTTGTCCGTATTTTGCCATTACCCATTCTATCCTAACTAAACCTGTTGTTGGTACAGCTAACAAAATTCTATTTGTCCAGTTCCCTTTGTTCTTATCTAACTCATGATAAATCTGACTTTGCAAAGATAAATCGTTTCTTTTATTTTTTACTCTTCTTACAGGAACATCTTTTGTTAATTTATTTTTTTTCATATTATTTAGTTAGCTTAGTATGTTTTTTTAATAATCTTAAATATTCTTTATCAATATTATAGGAAGGAAGAATTTCTTTTTTATTTAAAACAACTTCAATGTTACCATTTGAATGCCATGTGTTGATTTTTATTTCCCATGGAAGAGGTGCATATATAGGATATAACTGACCTCCATTTAATACATCAGTAATAGGAGAAGGATCAAAATAACTCCAAGTCTCTTCATTAACAAAATTACAATGTGTAGGGTCTCTAAACATTCCTGGGGAAGTCGCATAAGGGGCCCCAATAATAAATTGTCCACCTGGTTTAAGAATTCTCCATGCTTCATTCATCCAAGAAATAAAAATCCCATGTGATGGATTTATATGTTCCACTACATGAGAAGCAATTGCTAAATTAAAAGATTCCGATGGGACTGCCCATGGGAACTTCTCTAAATCTTGCACTAAATCTACACCGTCTAATTTACGATAATCAATACCAAACCAATCTTCACCTTGTTTATTTCCTCCACAACCAATATCTACTCTCGCAAGTTTCCTCTTTGATAAAACACTACGTGTCTTTTTCGATGTATTCATATTCATATATAATTTTATAATTTAATAATTAAAAGTAACTAATAATGAACCTTTAAAAAAAAGGCCCACTATTAAGCACCTTTAAGCACTAGCGAACCTTATTTGATATGTAGCATTAATGCTTTGGTTAGTAGCACATGTACTTGAAGCAAATGTGTTACCAGCGAATAATGTTCCTGCGTTAGCAAGTGAAGTCAAATAGGTGTTGAACAAACCTATATTTGAAACGTCTGCTGATGCTGTTAGGAAACTATTAGCAGAAGAAAATCCTGCTGTAAATTGTGCTGTTCCTGAAGCAACAACTGATGTCGATACAGCTGCTCTTGAGTTGGTAGTTGCATTTGTTGATCGATGGAAAACTTCTCCATCTAACGTTGTTGCATTTGAAGCTGGTGCAGATCCTGTTCCAAGTGCCATGTGAGTTACACTTTTCCCTGTTCCTGATACCAACCACCCAACTAAATACTGACGTATTCCAAGGTTTGTAATCTGGTTTTCTCTCCAACCAGAATCTCCGACTACTCCTAAACCGTCATCGGTTAGTTGTACTCTAAAGAAACCACGAACTTTCATTCCATCGGAATGATTTTTACTTTTTGTCATTTATTTATTGTGGATTAAATAATAAAATACTAATCTAGATTAACATTTTTATACGAGTCGACACCCATACAAAAAAACTTATATTTTTATTCATAATATAAAAAATGTTCTTAACATTTTTATTATAAACATAAATATAATAAAAAGCAAATGAGTAAAAACCCATAGCTAAAAAAAGCTATAGGTTTTTAATAAAAATTTAACTTATTCTACTACATTAAATGTTTTTGTTTCGTAAGTTTTCTGTATTGTCCTAAACATATTTACTCGATTTGAAAAAGTTAATTTCAAATAATATTCTCCTACTGGTAAAGTATTAGGAACTATTTGTGAATAACTTTTTACAGTATGACATCCTATTTCTAGATTCCCTGTTATTTCAGGAGCTGTAAATATTATTCCATCAACGAATTGTACATTTAAAGAACCTTTGACATCTTTATTTTTACAATAGCAAAATTCTATTGGTAGAGGATCTCCTCTCTTAAATGTCTCTCCTATAACAATAGGATCTTCTACAAGTTCAAATACTCTTATTGGAAAAAAAGACATATAAGTAAAAATACAAAGTATTAAAGTCATTAAACCTAAGGTTGTTATCGAAGCTATATTCATTTTTGAATGTTCAATTGACATATTATTTTGTTACTACTAATGATATTAAAGCAATGATGACAGCGGTTAACATTAAAGTTACCAGCCCAAAAACAATCTTTTCAACAAGTTTTATTGCGAAAGAACTACTATTCTTCTTTCCTTGAACTTCGTTGTTCCTTCTTATTGCTAATTCTATTTTATCTGAATTGTTTTCTGTCATAATTTCTTATTGTTGTGGTGATGGACTTACTGATGACGATGGACTTTCAGAAGCAGATGCAGAAGTTGAAGGACTTAATGAAGCTGAAACTGAAGTCGAAGGACTTACAGAAGCAGACGCAGACGTCGATGGACTAACTGAAGCTGAAACTGATGAGGATGGACTTGCTGATGCCGAAGGACTCACTGAAAGCGAAACAGATGCAGATGGACTTACTGAAGCTGATGGGCTTAATGAAGCCGATGGGCTATCTGATGCTGATGATGATGATGATGGACTAACTGAAGCTGAAACTGATGATGACGGGCTTAGTGAAGCTGAAGAGGATGCAGATGGACTCAATGAAGCAGAAGGACTTGCTGATGCAGATGGGCTTGCGCCTGTCTTATCAATATCAAGATCTTCTGATAGATTCATTGCTTCTCCTACTTTAATTGAGAAATCAGATAAGTCAGAATTTGTACCAACTGCTAATCTATATGTTTGAATACCTGTTACGTTAATCGAATTCAACAAAGTTGAAGACGTTGCAAGGTTTTCTACATAAAGACTCATTGGAAAACCTGTAACATATGTTTCATTAACATCTACTTGAAGATTTCCATTTACATAAAACTTAACTGCTCCTGCTTCCCATTTCACTCTAAACTCGGTATCTGTCGATGTCCAAGCTGTTTGCCATGTTATTGTTGTTGATCCAGAATTTGTTCCATCTGAAACTTTTGCTGATATAACAGAATCTGATATATCAAAATAAGCATAAGAATCTTTGTTGTATTGTTTGAAACCAAATCTTTTATTATCTCCAAAAGCTGGTGCTGATAAATTAAGGCTGAACACCGCGTCACCACGCATAATGTCACCATAATGAATCATGGATGAATCAGAAAGACTTAGTGTCGATCCGCTTACGACTGGAAGACCCCATAGAGTTCTCCACGTTTCTGTGGAATACCCTTCTCTTACAGGATCGTAGTATATGTTTGTATATTTGTATGACATGATGTTTTTATAATAACTTACTAATTATTCCTTAATTATAGCACAGTACCTTTTCTATATTCGTTATTTAAGCCTTTTTTATTTTTGTGCCTTTATTTTTTTTTGATCCGCTTTTTATAGGATTCATAGGTGTTGGTTCTTCTTCTAACTCTTCTGTTACCTCTTCTAAATCTGGTAATTCATCAATAACTGGAATCTCTATATCTTCTTCTACCTCCTTTTTAACGGGTTGAGCTAAATCAGAAATTATTTCTTTTAAAACTCCTGGATTATCTTTTATAAACTCTGGAAGCATTTTAACTGCTTCATCTTGTATCATCTTTCTTAATTGTGGAGTCATTTGAACTTTAGGGGAACCTTCTTTTTTACCTGCATGTCCGTACTTAATTTCAGTAGTAACATGTTCTGGTTCCATATTAACTCTTGTGTCAGAAAAAGGATCAATTTCTTTTGCCTTAACTTCTACAAAGTCTGTGTCATAAGATGGATGATTCCTCAATAGTTCTACTATTGAATCATCTTTGATATCGACTACCCCATCTTGAAACTTAATGTATAAACCTGGTATGGAATGTGTTCCTAATGCTCTATTACCTTCTATCCCTGGTTTTAGAACGATCATATAATTCGAGTTCTTGCTAACAAATTTTGTTGACATAATATTTTTTATTCATAATTATTAATTTTTTCGGCCTTAACCCGAAAGAGAATTTCTTCTCTCCCAGATAAAGCCAAAAAAGGCTATTAAACAATCTATTCCCGAGCGTAATCAACTTGTAAAAAGTTGGTTGTAGCATCAGTAATAGCTGAATCATTTAACATAACGATTAAATCATTACCGTACCCAGCCTGAATAGGTGAGTCAGTAAGATCAATTGTTGTAGCTACGTTATCTACGGTTGTCCACTGGTATAGTTGAGTTTCTACGTCTCCGACTGGGTCGTATTCATAGACTCTCAAACCATTGGCAGTAGCTCCACTGATATTAGCTTGATATTTAATTCCGTTTATCTTAACACGGTCACTCCCACCTGGAATCTCCGTCTTAAGTGTTGCATCATCATTTCTCAAAACTCCTCTATCAGCTGATACTCTGTAGAACATTGAGTCGTTTACACTCTGATCCATGAAAACTTCATAGATAGATTCTCCGCCTCTTGTTACTGCAGTAATCACACTGTCAGGTAGTAATGCACTTGATGCTGTTAATGTAGCTCTAAGCCCATCAATCACTCTAGCTTTCCAAGACAAACCATGATTCTCATTGATTTCATCAACAAGTAAACCTAAATTTGTGTATGTAGAAAAAGCTAAAGATCCTGTTGTTGTAGCTGCGTCAGCTAAGGTTATACCAGTAGCTGAAGCAAGAGTAACTACAGGAGTAGCAGCTGTAGAAACATGTACTATTTCAATAGCTAAACTTTTGTCATCGGTAGTAATACCAGACATAGTTCTCCCCTTTAATTCTCTTACTTTCATTTCTGCTAAACTTGACATAATATTTTTTTGAATTAATTAGTAAAGTTTAGAGCTATTCTCTAGTGTAAAGAGCTTGTAAGTAGTTAGCTCCAGCATCAGTAAGTGATGTTGAATCAGTAACCATAATTACAAGATCGTTACCTTCCTTAGCAGTAATTGGACCTTTAGTGAAATCGTGTGTTGTTAATGTTGCATCAACTGAAGCAGCTGACCAAATTAAGGTCTCTGTTCTTCGAGTTGAATCCCATTCGTAGATACGAACAGCACCTGCTGTTGCAGTATCAATATCTTCGTTGTATTCGAACTTAACTAACTTAACTCTATGACCAGTTGATGGCAATAAATTACCAGCAGTTCTGTCGTAAGTAAGTCTAATGAAAGAAGCAATTACTACGGATGTATCAAGATGAACGGTGTAACCCATTTCATCGTTAAGTACATCTGCTGTTATAGCAGCATTTTCCAATAATTCACTTCCGTCTGTAGCTGTTGTTCGAAGAGCGTCTAGAATTTTACATTCCCAGTTGTTTGCGGCATTAATTGTATCTGCAACATCACCTAAAGTAGTATCAGATGAAAATGTAGATGTAGTTGTGCCGTCAGCATCAATTAAAACAAGATTTGTTGCTGTTGTACAAGTAACTGATGTTATTGCAGATGTTCCAACATGCTTTATTCTCAAAGCGATTGGACCATCATCAACGTATCTTATTGAAGTTGTTTGTGAAGCTAAAGCTCTAGTCTCTAATGAATTTAAACTTGACATAATATTTTTTTAATTAGCCGTCAATGACCCGTGACTTAATCGGGACGGATCACATACGGGAGGACTCGACACCCTCCCGGATCCGCATGCTTATGATTTTAAATCCCATAAACATGTAGGATTATTTGGATTTCAGATTAACTAGTTACTCCCAATAACAAAGCATGCTTGGATGCTTGTTTTCTCTCTAAACCAGCTTCTGTTATGTATTGATCTACTTCACCATCAGCATCGGGAGCTTGAATGTTTGTTGATAGTTTAGTGTCTCGGTTGTTCATGTAACGGTATCTAAAGCATTCTAGGTCTAACATAAATGCGTAACCTGCGTAATCTTGAACGAACATAGGATTGTGTACAATATTAATTGAACCAAATGCTGTTACCCAATTACTAATCTTCATTCCGTAAGTTGTGTCTAATGGTTTTGTTTGGATTTGTCCTCTAGCAATTTCGTTAATTGCTTGTAATACAATACCTCCTGCGAACATTACTTTAGTTTCGTTTCCATAAGTAAATCCTTCTCTAAGGAATGTATTCATGTCAGGGGCTGTTAAAGGACCACTTTGGTTTTGAACGTATGAGTTACCTGCACTCATGAATTCATGGATTCCTCCTGTACTTCTTCTTGGGTGACCGTATATACCTGTGTCGGCATATTTTTGACCCCACCAAAAAGCTCTTTCAATATCTAGAGCATGTTCTGTACCTTTCTTTGCTCTCTGGAAAGGAAGGTCTTTACCTCCGTAAAGATTAGCTTCTTTTTCAGTATTAGATACTGCGATTGTTGTTTTGAAGATTTGTGTATAGTTAGATTGAGGAGCTGTAAGTGTTGAGTTTACATTTCTCGCACCACTATTTTCTTCATTAACGTTACCGATAATGAAAAGTCCATCACCGTCAGCCATTGTAGCTGCAGCTGTTGAACCAAATCCTCTGGCAGCAGCAACAAAAGTTGTTGTTGTTACCACTCCAACTGTAAAGGATTCACCTGTTCGAGCGTTTTTAACAACGTCTCCTAAAGTGAAGATACTACCAGAGCTTGATCCTGCTCCTGTAACAGTAACAGTTTGATCTGCTGCTGCGGAAACAGTACCTGAAACTCGCGCATATCTACCACCGTAGACATCTTCAAACCATTTGAATTCTGGGTTTCCTGTCCCTGATTTCATTAATCCTGAACCTTTCCAGGATTTTCCGTCAAATACTTTACCTACGTTTGTAAGCAATGTTACCAATGGATGTTTGTTGGGTTCTAGTAAAAAGATTTTGTCTACAGCATCAACAACTAATCTTTCCTCTGTGGAAGCAGTTGTTGTAGTTCTTTGATAACCTGTTGCAGATGTATCTGTAACCTGTCCAGTTAAATGGGTAGGTTCGTTATAATAAGGGTATGACATAATAATGTTTTGATAATTCTAATAATAACTATTAATGTTTTGTTAAGAACAATTTTTTAGATAATACTCATTAGAAGACATTTGGATTCGATTTTGCAGCAATTAGGCTGTCGACAGCTTCTGAGTCACCCTTTATATGGGTAGCTCTACTAGAGCCTCCTCCAGTATTTAATGCCATCTTTTTATTAGCTTCCGCTAATTCAACTTCTGCTTGCTTTTTAGCTGCTTTCTCAGATAACTCTCCTTTGACAGCATGATATGCAACAGATACTTCTGTTATATCGTCATGTTTGTCTAGCCATTTATCTATGTCAGTAGCATATTTTTCAAAATCAGGTGTTCTTGATATAAAATCTTTAGTAGTAGCTTCGAAAGCACTTAGATCATCACGTCTCTTTAACTCCTTGTCAAAGTCCGCTTTTAATCCTTCGGCTTTTTCTTCCACTAACTTTGTTACTTCTTCAGAGGAAGTACCTTTATACCCTTCTTTCCCTAAATCTTTCTTGACTTCTTCGTGAGCTTTACTAACTATTTGGGCATCCCCAATGGAAACTTTCCCTTCAAGAGCGGCTTTCGCTAAATCAGTATCTACTTTTCCACTTAAGATGGCTTTAACGATATCAGGATTTTTATCTAGATTATCTAGCAATGGTTCGATATCAGAAAAGAACTTTCTAAACTGACCCAACTCATCTCCTTGTTTACCGATAAGACTTTCTAACTCCTTGACTTGGTCCTTACCTTCTTCTATTTTTACTTCTCCTTCTTTTTTTGATGCTTCCCCCTCTTTAACTAAACCACCAATGGCGTTTAAATCAGGAACATTCTCTTCTATAGGAGGACTCCCCGGTTGTCCGGATCCTTCAAATTTATCTTCTTTACTCATATATTTTTTTCATAATTAATTTCTAATCGACTAAGCTTAAACGACTACTTTTTTTTCTTTCCAAATTTTTTATCAGAAAGTTTTTTGGTGATGTCTTCTAGACTGACACCCTCCTTTTTGTCATCTTTTTTTAAATCGTCTGTGATTTTCGATAAGACTTTTGAAATAGTATTACTTTCAACACCGATTTCTCTGTCTAAATTATCGTAATTTTTATTCATAATATTATTTGATTAATAACAACGTTTCCCTCCAATTCCGTTTTTTATCGACCGCTTTTTTCTTCTTTGAAGTTTCTTTTTAATACTTACTGCATCTACTTTCATTCTACCTTCAGATTCTGAAGTTGCAGTTGTTGTTGGCCCTGAATAATTTGATGTTTCCATATTATTTTTCAGGATTAGCTGGTTCTCCCCAACCATTACCACCATATTCGTTATCTACAGGTTTATTAGGCACTCTTTTGTCGTCTTCTTTCTTTTTATTCTTTCTCTTTCTCATTTTTCTTTGATTGACAATACGATCAATCAACCTTTGAGTTACCTTTGTTGATTCTTCAGATTTAAGTCTACCCTTCTTAATTGAAGGATCAATCTTTTCTCCGATATCTGCTAATAGACTTTTTAATGACATAATATTTATTCGTTTAAATTGGTAATAATGGTAATGATAACACAAGTTCCTTAATTTATACTACTCCGTAAGCTCCTCCTAGATCATTTTTACTTTCTGCATCGTCTTTATCTTTATTCGCTTTCTTCTCTTTATTGAATTTAAGACTAAGAACTGCGTCTTGTAAATCTAACATTCCAGTTATTGCACCTTGATATCTTGCAATCTTTGTGGGCTCTTTAACTGGGTCTAGGGATAGAAATGATCCTTGTACAGTACCAATTCTCTCTTGTGTATACTTTAAGATAGCAATCCAGATAGGTGTTCCTTCTAAACCTTTTAGAATTTCCTTCATATCTACGGCTGTCATCTTACTAATGTTTTCTCTGATCTCGTCTGTGAAATAGTTTTGTATTTCATTTGTTGTTTCTTTTTTCATATATATATTTAATTAATTATTAACTTTGTAAACTACTTGCTCTATTCATCAAAGCACTTTCTGGATTACTATTATTTCCTGAAGAAACATTAGTATTCACTTTTCCACCTCTACTAAAACCTCTTGGGTTTGTTGTAGGTAATGGAATCCTTGATGCTGTTGGTGGTGCTCCAGCGTCCAATAAATTAATTGGTGATCCGGCTTGAGCAAATTGTGAGGCCCCATCTTTTCCTCCTCTCAACATTGCTAAAGCTTGATTTGCTATCTCTGGAGATATATTTGTTGTAGCAGTAGAAGGGGCAACGTTCGCTGGTGAAGGAGGAAGTTCTTCTCCCATCCCTTGTTGCATTGCTGCTTCCTCTGGGCTTAATGGCATTCCATCAGGACCCATTGGGACTTCTTCTTCTTGCTCATCTTTTGTTATTGTGTCTAATGACCAGTTCCAATCAGTTAATATCTTCTGTGTTAGTTTTTGAGGATCAACGAATGGTAAGTTGATTAATAATTGGAATAGATCCATATCTTGCTTCTTCTTAATATCTTGTTGTCCAGCGATAGAAGGAAGAACAAGTGCTCTATAATCAAAGTTACCCATAAGGTCATCTTTTTCAATTAATGGGAAAGCTTCCTTACCGTCATCTCCAACAATTCTTATTATCATATCTTCAGTAAAGAACTGTCGTGACATATCCATCCAGTATCTCATCAATAGTGCGTAACCTTCACCTAAGTGGTTAACATAAAGTCTAACTCTTTCTAGTGTTGATTCTCTTAAGTGTCTTACTTCTGTTGCTGAACCAGCTCCACCTCCTACACCCATAGAGAAATCATCTATACCTGAGGCATATCTCATATCTGCTTTTAGAAGATCTTCTTCTTTGTAAGCACTAGCTTTAATATCACTAAATTGTACTTCTCTTACTCCATTTGGATCAACTGAATAAATGATACCGAATGGTCTTGTTACTAATTCGTCTTTATTTATATTTGCTAAAGGATTAACAATCCACATCTTGTGAATGGATAAAGTTGTTGCATCAAGTCTTTGGTTCTTGATCATGTTCATCATTATCTGAGGATTTTCAAGAATCATTGGTAAACTGTACCCTTCAAATTCACCCGGTACCTTTAAGTAAGGGAAATCAATGAAAGCTGCTTCTTTAAAGTCATAAGGGATTGGCATAGAGCCACCATCAAATATTGGTGTATAAGCAGAACCTACATGCACTGAATATTTATCAGCAAAAGGTTGTGTCCACTCGAATACTTCGTACATCTGTAAATTAGGATTTGCAGAGTTATTATACTTATCGTCACCTGCTCCAAAAGAAGAAATATCATACGTTTTAGAACCTTTAACTGTCAATCTACTATTTTGTTTTACCTGAGTCCTGATAGAAGCATAATCTTGCAAATCTCCACCAGAATGATTTAATGCCAAAGCTAATCTCTCTGGATCTGCCCCTGGATATTTTCTTCTAATCTCTGGTTCTGTCAAAACAAGTCTTTTAAACCAGTATTGTTTATTTTCTCTTTTTGTATTATGCCAATCGTACCAAAGCGTATAGTTATCTACCCATTCTGCACAAGGAGCATCATAAAATGTTCTTTCTTCTTCTTTCCATGTTGGTTTTGCTGTAATATCTTTTGTTTGTAAGAATTTTTGTTTCCTAACATCCTTTTTCCAAAATGCTTGCAAATATCCTGTCCCATAAATAAGGGAAGCCCTAACAACATCTTCAGTTGTAGTATCCATATGAGAAATTTCCCATAGGTAATCACCTAGTTGTTGTTGTTTACCTGTTTTTGCTTGATCTTCTGCTGTTCTACCTTGAACACTGAATTCAGGTCTAGCATCTAAAACTCTGGGCATAAGTGTTTCTACAACTGCTTGTGTATAAGGAACAAATATATTCGACTGCCACTTCTTAATTTCTAATTGTCTGTCTCCTGTATAGGCAATATAAAGTTTATAAGACCTATCTAACCTTGGTTTAATAACATTCAAAAAATAATTTCTCGCATCATCCATTTGTAAATTGAAATCAGATAGAAGTTGAACTTCCTCTTTTCCATAGTCTGATGGATTATATATTTGATGTTTTCCTACTTTTGATTTTTTTGACATAATAATATTAATATTATTTTAACACAGTCCTTCCTAATAACCACCAGAACTTGGTAAGTGTTGATCGTAATTAATTTGAGTTAGCGGTTTATCGGACATAACCTTGAATCCCTGACATGCGATTGCTGTAGCAAATATACAGTCATCGTGATATGAGTCCATTGCAACCATATTGTTCGCGTTGTTAAAAATAAACACAGTCATCTCATCAACGGTCTCTTTACTTCTTATTTTGATATTTCCTTCTCTCGTCATTTGTTCGAACTCATCAATAAGAATAGGCCTTGTTACTTTTGTAGTCTTCCAACCAAGTTTGTCTGACCACTTACTACCCATTGTATCAAAGTTCGCAGGTCTAAAATATAACGATGGATATAATAGATTTTTTAATATATTTAAAACAACATTTCCATGCGCCTCTGCTTCTACTACCATTAATGCATTATTATAATGTCTTCCCCATTTATCTAAAACCTTAGCAAAACGATCTGGTGCTATAAGACCTCTCCAGAAACCAACCTCTTCGCCAGTAGTCCTATCTAAGATTGAACATACAGCATAGTCACCTCCAGTAACTCCCTCAGAACAGTCGGCTCCAGCAACGTAGAAATGTCCTTCTTGTGGTTCTTTATATACTCTGAAACCTTCTTCCTCCCTTACTTTAGTTTCTTCTCCATTGTCCATTTTTACACTAGCACCTAATTTAAGAACATTTTTCCTTTGTAGAGCAATCGTTTCTTTTGTGAAAACAGACCTACCTGATAGAAGAAATTCTAGAGCATAGTTGTTATTAAACTTACGAGGATTATTCATCCTTCGTCTTATAATATCTATTTCTTCTTCTGAGTAGTTCCACCACCAGCCGTATTCTTTTTTAATGTAATCATTATCTGATACCCACATTCTATGGAAGTAATCTCCAACGGCTCCAGGAGATGATTCAATAATAATCTTTCCATTAACAGGGACAGAAGCTTCAAGTGTCATTAACTTATCTTCAGCATTGTCCCAGAAAGGCACCTCTGTAAGAAGACAGTAGTTAATAGTATATCCACGACCCACGTTGTCCGTTGATGGCAAAACAATAATCTTAGAGTCTGACTTAGGGAAAGATATTTCATACTTAGAGTTATAGTGAATAGTAGGCTTAAGAGAGTCAGGAGTTGTCCTATAAAAAGTTTTAATTTTATCTAAAAGTTCTGCAGTAAGGTCATTGTTATAACCAACAATCGCTGTCGAGACTCCAGCTGTTACAATTGTTTGATGATACAAAAATCCTGTTACACAGGTTGAGAAACCAATCTGACGAGCCTTCATAATGATTACACGATTGTGTTCTCTCATCGTATTAAAAATATCAAGTTGGGCAGGTTTAAGAATAAAGGGAACTAATCCTTTCCCTTCTTTACCTTTGATTTTACAGAAATTTTCTAAGTAAAATCTTGGGTCATTTAATAACTCAATGCTGGGTGCTTCATTAATCATATAATTCTGCTGCTTCCGCATTAGCTTCTTTCTTTGCGATTACTACACTGTCTGGAACTGGAGGTTGGAAAACCTCATATTCTACAACAACAGGTTCCTCACCTTCAACTGCTTTAGCTTCATTCTTATCTCTCACTTCCTGAAGAACATCTTCCCATCCACCACCACCAATCGCTGTCTCATCATATTTATCCATACCTAAAGATTGTAAAAGCATCTTTAAAGCTTTTAATCTATCTGATGCTTTTGCTCCATCGTCTATTTCACCCTTTATATTCTCAACTACATAATCAAAGCTTATACCTGATCTTGCTAGAGCTGAGTGATACTCCTTTCTCATAGCTATTTTATCTAAGGTTCTATAAACATCTGCTATTGCTTTGACACCTAACATGTCCCTAAGTTTTTTAGGGTCTTGTGTGACTTTAAGAGCTTTAAGCAACATTATCTGTTGTGAAGTATTCTGAGAATTATATCCATATTCTCCCTGCACAAAAGTAACTGGTTTTAATTTTTTCATATTCTTTTTTCTCCCTTTTTACTTTGCAATCTCTTATCCAAATCTTTAACATAATAAGGATTTCTTCTTGAAATGTTTTGTGTTATTTCGTAACGAGTTCTACCTAGTCTTTCATTTTCTGAATAAACATGATTTATTACATAATCTAAAAAAGCAGCAAAAGACATTTCTTTATCTTCAGCTTCTTTTAATAACCCAATTTTATCATCCATCTGGTGAACAACAATAAGGTAATCCATTGTTATAAAATTATAAGGGAAACTATAATAACTCGGATTATCAAAAGGATTCTCTTCTTCAAAATCAGGGAAAAAGATATTAAAGTAACCTTCTATTCTATTAAAAAAATTACTTTTATTTATTATTTGGATATCCTTACCGACATTCCTTCTCATAAACTTAACAAACGCATTATTTAAAATGCGTGAGTTTCTGTACATAGGTAGAACAGTTTTTCTACCGTAATATATAAATTTCCTTCTCAACCAAGAGAGCTTTACACAATTCAAAAATAGATCTGAATAGAAATCATTTAGATACACTTTAAAAAGTGATGTATATTCGTCTAGTCCCATTCCGTAAACTGAAACCTCGTCTATGTTTAGTTTAGTTTTGCTTTTTGCAATGTCGGTTGAGAAGACATTCTCATATGTTTTCTTGTGATGGTGCATTATTCATATTCATATTTATATTTCCTTCGTTCTCCACCCCACCTAAAGGAGGCACGGATGGTTGTCCTGTTCCTACCAAAGGATCTTCTGTTATTGGGATTTCTTCCCCTAAGGCTTCTTCACCTGAGTCAGGGATTTCTTCTCCTAATAACTTCTCTAATAATACTTCTAGTTGTTTAGATGCATCTGGATTTGCTTCTTTTAATTTATCTAAAAATTCTCTAACCTGTGTAGGATCACTAGGATCAACACCCATCTTTTTAAACATATCAAAAAGCTGCCTCAAAGTGCTTCCTCTGCCTTCTTCGTTTCTGTTTGCTGATGAAAACTTTTGAGAATTATAATCTTGATATTTACCTTCGATTTTAGACATCATCCCAGAAAGATTAGATTTCATATCGTCTTGGGATAAACCCTCTTCTTGAATTCCACCTACTTCTGGTGGTGAAACTGGGGGTCCTTGAATTGGGGTTCCCTGCATTTCTCCTAAATTTGGTTCCATAATTTTTTAAATTAATTACTTTTTCTTAAACCCAACTGAGAATCTCATATTCTCAAAAGAATTTTTTGTTCCGCTCCATAGACCACTGGCAGCCAAACCGACAATAACACCTTGGATAATACCTTCTCCATTAATAACTCCAGACAAAGCGTAAACTGATCCTACTCCTAGCACTAAAGCAATGAGTGGTAACATTCTTTCTTTAATCCCGAAAATTCTTAATGCTCCTGTAACTCCTAACACAACTGGTATTAAGGTTACTAATTGAATTGTTGTATCCATATTTTTTATTCTTATTATTAATAATAATAACTATAACACAAAACTTATTAACTATAAAGTTTGTTTAACATCTTTCTGGTTATTGGACCGACTCTTCCAAATCCAGGGGAAGTCTTAGAAGCAACAACACTATATCTTAGCTGAAACTCACCGACACCCTTTTTAGTAATAGCTCCGTAGTATCCTGTACTCTCTGTATTGATAGGAAAGACACCTTCATATTTTAATATATCCTGAAGTACTTTTATTTCACCATTCGTTTGTCCAAAAACTAAATCATTATTAAAAGTGAATTGAGGTTTATTTTCTTCTGGAAGTTCATCAAATTTAAAATTCATTGTATATGCAGCAAAGAAGTTTCTTTTATTAAAGAAATCTTCAGTAATTATTCTCTGGCCTCCCTTACCATGATTAGGTCCCCAAGAATCTTCTATAATAATTGCTTTCTTTCCTTTATACATTGTGAAATCAACAGCGGTTACTGAATGTCTTCCTATTGATGGTGCTTTTATATCTAAGTTGTTAATTTTAATTTCAGGGACTTCTTTATCCCATTCATTATTCGTAAAGAAGAACCATACCATTATGGGTTTCTTTGTTACTTGTAACGTAGAAGCTATAGCCTCTATATTCCTTGTTGGTAAAATAAGATAGTTTCCAATTTTAAATATTTCACCCACGTCTTCTTTGTAGTCTTCTATCACTGTTGTATCCATCTGTAAGTCAGTCATATTCTGTGAAGGGACTAATTGTTCTAATGTAACTCCTTCCTTTGATATTTCAAAAACATCAGTTCCACCCATTCCTGGTTGTGGTTTATTAATTCTTTTCTTATAGATATCAGTTGCTGAAAAATGTACGTAACTTTTATTCTTCAACCAGTACATAATCCCCATCATCTTTGCCATAGTCTGAGCTACGCAAGATCCTGAACCATCTTGGTTGTAGATAGGAAATTTTCTAATCTGTGAAAAATCTTTTTCAACCCAATTAACAGGAGTAAAAGAAGTTACAAGTTCCTCTATTTTATAATCCTTATTTTTTTCTTCCTTACTTCTAGTATCGATATTTGCTCCAGAAGTGAAAGTCATTTTTTTCTTTCTAAAAAAGTTAAACATATTTTTTTATGATTATTTATTAATGTTTGTTCTCGTTGTATCAAGTGGGTACATTGGGAACCCTGTTCCACTTAGTAATGATCGTATTGTTTTTTGCATTACATTTTCTTTTGTCATTTTACCAATCGAGGTCCTACCTTGTGTAGCCATTGCGTTTCTTCTCATTACGTAACTCGGTAAGTAATTAATTGCCTCTGGTGACATACCTGTCATTCCCAAAGGTACACCTAGATAATTAGCAACTCCTGGGGTTATTGCATCAGTAACATTTCTTAATGCATAAGGAGCTCTATCCTTGAAACTAACATTAATCTTTCTTCCTTTTTCATCATAGTTAGGATATAGAGGTTGACCGAATTGTCCCTGTGGACTCTGACCTGTACCCTTCAAAATCATTGGTTGAATAATAAAGTCTTTAAACATTTGTCCAATAGGATGTTGTAGGATAGGTAATTTATCTAATGTCTTTAATGCTGTACCCTGAGGAGAATCATCATAAGTTCTTTCTGATGGATTAAGCATATTCATTGTAAGATGTGGAATATAACCCTTAACATCTAAGTTCATCATTCCAAAGAATTTTATAACAGTAGGTGAATTTAAGAATTGATTATATTTGTTTTCTAATGCAGCTCTTTCTTCTGGAGTTCTACTAGAGTTAATTTCATTTATTGCAAATGAAACTTTATTGAAATAAGCTGGGTTGTGCATAAGAGTTTTAGCTGTCTTTGGTAACATAGCATATTGGAATGATAAGAAAGGTGCGCTAACGATAGGTAGTGATCTCATTATTTTAACGAAATCTGGCATAGCTGAGTAATTCATGTAAGCCTCACTAGAGACTCTTGAAGCTGCTAAAGGTTTTATTTTATACAATCTTTCTCCTCCAGATATAACTGATGGCAAAACAGAATCTGTTAAATCTACAACGTTACCAACTTTAGCAAGTTCCTCTGCTGTTAAACCTACTTTAGTTAAATAAATGAAATTACCAATTTTGAACCCTTGGTCAATACTTTCGTAGTTCTTTGTTAAACCATTAATAATCATATCTGCGTATTTAAGAGTAAAGTTATTTGGATCCTCTGCTACTTTTTCTGCAAGCTTAGATCTAAATTTTTCATATCGAGAAGCTTCTGATATCTCACCACTTCCTAACCATGAACTATATTCATCTACATTCGTTTTTCTTACATTATTAATAGAGTCTTCCATTCTCGCTTCTGCAGGTGTTGTAAATTTTTTACGATTTTCCTCCAGAACTTTTTCTGCAGTGATTTCACCACGAGTTTTTTTAGGAACTTCATCAACTGCATTGATTGCTTCGTCAGCAGCTCTAGAAACTTTTCCAACTTGATCTGGAATTTCATCTCCAATCTCTTTTATAATTTTTTCTACTTTTTTAACTTCATCAGAAAGACTTAATACCTGTCCAGCAAATTGTTTTTCTTGTTTCATCCTTTCAAATATTTCTAATGGGTTTACCCCCATGATACTTTTGAATACAGTAGGATTCTCTACTGCTAATTTTCTCATTGAATCATCTGCTCCTGTAAATACTTCTAAGAATTGTTTCATAGGTAATTTACCTTTAGCAAATTTACGCCCCTGCATAACAGCTTCGATATATTTTGGTTTATATGTAGGTAGACCCATCATTGCTCCCATAAAGTAATTACCTAAATAAGCAACAACATGTGATCCTAAGTTAAGAGGAACTTTGAAAGCTTTAAAAACATGAGTAAAGTTTTCTAAACCAGTAAGGATGTTATTAAGAGCTTTATAATTAACAAACTCTTTCCCTCCAGAATTCCATACGTCTGCAAGTTTTGTAGCATCTTTCTCAGCTTCAAGCACAGTCTTCTTACTTAAGACACGTCCAGCTTTCCAATCTTCTATAGTTGTGTTTTTAACTCTTCCAATAAAATCATCATATGACTTTACACCTGTCAAACCTGGGGTTAGAGGTTTATACATCTCTACCATTAGTTTTTGATCAACTACTTTCCCTGCTTGTTCTAATAAAGCATTCGCATTTTCAATACTATCAAGAATTTTAACTTGCCCACCTTGGAATTCTTTCTTTAAAGGATGTGAAATTGCTCCATCAGCATCAGTTACTGTATCTCTAATAAATTTCTCAACTTCTTGCTTAGATGTTGGATCAAATCTAGTTACCTTAGCTTTTGGATTATAATAGTCAGCTAAATCAAGGAAATCAGCTTTTTCTGCATTTCCTGTACCAATGACATCTATTTTACCCATCTCATGGATAACTTCATCTTTCTTTTCCATTAAAGTACTTCTTCTTAATGGTGAATAATCAAAGAAGTCTGCTAATATATCTCCCTTTGTTTGACCTAATTTTTTTACACTCTCTTTACTTAAATGACGAAATCCTGGAATTTTACTTAAAGTTTCGTTTTTACCTCTTATAGCATCTTCAATATATCCTCCTACTTTACCTGATGCAAAACCTTTCCCCCTCACTAAACCTTTTCCTAAAGCTTCTAATGGGTCCTTACCTATCAATTTATCATATCTATCTGCATCTTTAACTGCCCTTGCAGCGAATCTCTCTGCTAATGTTTTACTTTTTTCTATTCCCTTAGTTACTGTCTTTGCAGCTGTTTTAAATCCTGCAAACTCACCTGCAGTATCAGCTACCTTACCAACTACTTTTGTAGCTGTCTTAATAGGAAGGAATTTTGAAGTTGTTATTGCCTTTCTACTTAAGTTAGATGTTAATCCTTTTCCAACAGCTTCAAGTGCGCCTTTAGCTCCAGATTTGGTTGCTCCTTTTACTAATCCAGTTCCTACTCTAGGAATCAACGCAGCTGAACCAGCTGTCGCCCAGTTAATAGGATCAAACATAACATCTAATAGGAAACCTAATGTTCCACGGACTGCTCTGTTATCTACACCTTCTTGTTTTAGAATATCTCCAAAGGTAAGACCTTTCTCTCTCGCTGCTTTTGTATTTTCTAATAGACTAGATTTAGTCCCTTGTCCTAAAGCATATTGTGAAACACCAGCAATTGTATTAAGTGGTTTTTGAAGTCCTTCAAGTCCTCTCATAAACAAACCTTCCGGTCTCTCAGTTGAGCCAGTACTTTTATCAGAAGCTCCATACCATCTATTACCTATCTGTTCACTTTTAATACCTTCAATCTGTCTTTTAAGTTTTGTTAAGTTTGAACTGATAGTTAAATCACCCTTACTAGGAGAGGTATTACGAGCATAAGCTGTAGTAGAGTTACTAAGCTGACTTTCCATTGTTGATCTTAAGTTTTCTAATTCTTGTATTGTTTTTGCCATAATAGAAAATTATATCATAGTCCTTGCTCTCCGAAAGCATGGAAGTACTTTTTTACCTTCCAGTTTGGGGAAAATTTAACAAGAGTCTTAGCTGGTAAATCGATTATTTCTCCTGTATTGACATTTGTAGTTCTTCGTCCTTTCATTACCTTTAAATTAAATTCACCCCAATCAGGTAAATTAATAATTTGTTTATCTTTTAGTTCTCTTGAAATAGTTCTCACCATTCCATAGTAAAAATCTTTAACAGTATCTAAATCTCTTATACCTGCATTGACTGCAACCTTTCTAAAAAACTCTTCTGTTGGTATACTTTTCATAATTTTATTATATTACTTGACAAGTGGATTTCATAAGTATATCATAAGTCTATGACAAATAAAAATTTAAAATCTAAAAAATTAGTAATTGCATGGGATGTTGATGATACTATAATTATCCCTTCAGTAGCAACAGGTTTGGATAGAGACGTTCCTAATTACGATACAATAGCAATATACAGATGGTTTCAAGCTCAAGGACATTATATGATAATTTGGTCAGGAGGAGGAAAAGATTATGCTGAAATGTGGGCAGAAAAATTAGGATTAGAAGCTGATGAAATTATGGCAAAAGATACTCGTTTGAAAGATAGGGTTGATATTTCTTTTGATGACTGTCTTGTAGATCTAGCTAAAGTGAACGTAAAAGTAAAGAGAATCAAAAATAGCGTTAGTAGAAAAGACTCGAACAAGAATTAGGAAATTACGAAATTTTTGATATAATTAAGATAGTTCTTTTAACAAATTAGATTCATTCCTCCAATCGAAAGATTGGAAAAGGGAGCTCCCCGATTTTTTTTGCTAGTAGTTTAATTTTTTTATAACTTTTAAAATTAAAACTAATTAGCAAGTTTAATCTTGTTTTTCCCCCCAGCTATCTTATGCTTGGGGGAATGGATCTGAAAGCTTCTATAGCTCAGCTGGTAGAGCAATAGTTTTGTAAACTATAGGTCGTGGGTTCGATTCCTACTAGAAGCTCAGGTATTAGTTCATTGAAAATTGAGGTCAAGAAAAAAAATCTATGAAAGAAGAAAAAGGTTTCCTTAAATGGAAACTACAACAAAAACCAACAGTCAGTGATGTTTCATCACTTGTGAATGTTGGAATACTTACGAAAGAAGAAGCAAGAAAAATTATTCTTGAACAAACAAACGATGTAAGACAAACAGACATAGAAGCTATTAAAGACGAAATAAAGCTTCTAAGAAAGTTAGTCTTAGAAAACTCACGAAGCAATCCTATCCAGATTGTTGAAATTATAAGAAGGGAAGTACAAGAAGTCCCTTATCGATGGACAAATCCCTATAATGTTTATTGCTCTAGCATGTCATCAGGGATATCAGATATTCAGACTGTCCCAGCATTAAGTTCGGACACAGGTGATAATTTAACAAAAAACGAACTTGTAGGTAGTACAATTACTAAATTATAAGTAACTAATTGACCTCAATATTCAGTGAATTAAATGCTGTATTGATGGTTGAGGGGAGAGTAACTAAATAACCAGGGCAAGGAGATATCTGAAATCAACAACCTTGCCATCTCTCCTGAGGTATTAATACAGTATATCTCTGCTATTGGATAGATGACGGGTTCCAAACCTGTCTGAGAGGGTTCGATTCCTTCCAGAGGTGCAAAGATTTCGATCTTACTATGTGTGCTGACCACTCACTAGGGGCAAGTTGCTCGGAGTTAAGTCTCCAATGGTCTAGTTATGAAACATAAACAAAAAGTAAGAAAACATAGGAACAGAGGAAAATTCGTTTTCGAAGACAAATGGAGCTTTAAAAAAAGCTTTAAGAGAGATTATTATTTTAGGAGAAAGTTTAAGAAAGAAGTATATTTATATTATAGGTAATGTCATATTTCGGAATTGATACAGTTGTGTCATAATTCCGAAAAGTGGTTCTTTAAAAATTGAGGGTTAAGTCTATTCGGAAAGGATAGAATAATAACTAAAGAATATATGGAAAATATACCAGAGCCAATGGACAAAAATACAGAACCACAAGGAGTACAAGGAGTACAAACAACACAAGCAGAAAAAGACGAAAGAGAATACAAAATAAAGTGGAGAGAACTTAAGATAGCGAAAACTCGTTCTTTCGTTCTAAGAAAACAAATTACAGAAGCATATGAGATCCTAGAGAACATTAGATTCGATTACTTAGGAGATACAATGTTTCGTGATTACATTACAAAAGCAAAAAAAGAGTTAGAAGGAGCTATGACAGATTTCCTTTTATCAGATGGATATTGGGAAGGAAGAATTAAATTTCACAAGGAAATGTCATTCGAAGAATTTAAGAAAAGACGTGTAGAAGATATTGGACCAGAGTGTAACGTTAACTAATTATCAATTTAGCCCTCAATTTTTAGCGAATAAAATTATGAAAATGTTAATAACAGGTGGCGCGGGATTTATAGGATCAAACTACATTCATTATGTGATGAAGAAGCATCCTGGTTATACAATTACAAATTTAGATTTATTAACCTATGCAGGTAATTTAAATAATCTAGTTGGTGTGGACCAGAGCGATGACTACGTTTTTATACAAGGGAATATCCTAGACGAATCATTAGTGAATAGATTAGTTAAAGAATCCGACATTGTTGTTAACTTTGCTGCAGAAAGTCATGTAGATAGATCAATAGAGAATCCAAACGATTTTACAATTACAAATACACTAGGAACTCAAGTATTATTGAATGCTTGTTTAAAATATAAAAAGAGATTCCATCAAATATCCACAGACGAGGTATTTGGTGATTTGCCGTTAATAGGGAAGGAGAAGTTCACTGAGAATACTTTGTACAATCCTTCTAGCCCTTATTCAGCTTCCAAAGCTGCCGCAGATCATCTTGTACGAGCTTATCACAAAACCTATGGTCTTGATGTAACTATAACTAATTGTTCTAACAATTACGGAAGATTTCAACACGAAGAGAAGTTTCTACCTAAAATGATCATACAAGCTGTTAAAGGTGAGAAATTACCTATTTATGGTGAAGGAAAGAACATGAGAGATTGGATACACGTAGAGGATCACTGTTCGGCCATAGATTTGGTCATTCAAGAAGGAAAAGTAGGAGAGACATACCTTGTAGGTGGTAATGCATGCAAAAGCAATATAGATGTAGCAAACGAAATTTTAAAGGCTCTACATAGGGATAAATCCAGCCTCGAATTCGTCACAGACCGTCTTGGGCATGACCTTCGATACGAAGTAGATTCATCTAAGATAGAGAAAGAGCTCGGGTGGAAGAGAAAGTACAATTTTAAGGATGGATTAAAAGAAACAATTAATTGGTATACACCAAGTTATTAAAATTATGAAAATGAAAATATCAAAGAAAAAGAACAATTTAGAGATTATCATCCCGCTGAAGACACATAGAAGTAACCCATACATGGGAGATGAATTCCACCCAGAGATGGATAACCTAATTGGGTTGGTAGAGAATGAGAATGATTTTGGTTTTTGTTATCGTATAGATATGGATTACAAAGACAAACCAGACCAATGGACTGATTATGTCCTAAAACTAGATAAAGATATGGACGAAGAAGAATTTAGAGATTTATGTACAAAGTACAAAATAGACATAGTGGGTTAGCTCACTAAAATCACGAGTCAAGTTAAGTCAAAAAAAAGTCATGTCAAAAAGAGTACAAGAGAAGTTTATAGATCCAACAGCGCCTGTGGTAAAGAAGGGAGTGGAACATCATGCTGGATGGGTTTATACACAAAGAACATTAGATATTATCAACGGGAATCAGATGGCCATTATAGAAGCCCTTGGATTACCAGATAAACAGGAGAATGCGCTTAAGTCTCAAGTCAGACAAGCGCTATACAGACCACAGAGGTTAGCACACTTCCTAACTGCTCAAGAAATGGCAGATAGGAGCGATGAGGAAGCAGAAACATTAAAGGATTTGCCTTTAGATATTAATACCCTAAGAAACGTAAGGTAGATTATTAAAATTATTGACTCGTGATTTTAGTGAATTACATCCAGAACAGGTGGGGCGTCAGCCCCCTCACCGCCAGCCTAGGCAGAAGCGAGAGCGAGGTAAAGCCATACTGAATTTTGATGGTTTTAATATGCATTCTCGTGATAACTTCATAAAAGCGGTATACCTGTTCCGGATATAGTTCATTAAGTTTTATATTATTGGAGGGTGATAGCAAGTTCGTTCACAGTATTGCTTGAGCCTAAGGTGTGAATGGAGGGGTAAAACTCTCCAATAGTATAAAATAAATAATATGAAAAAAATTGATTTCAACAAAACGTGTTGTTTCCAATGCGAAAAAATTTGTGATTCGAAGTTAGATCTTTTAAGCATCAAATTATATGGTATATGCAAAGGATGCATAAAAAAAGGTGGCAAACAAGAAAAACACCTAATGCAAACTTACATAAACAGTTAATACCACAAAACGAATAACAACAGGCATATAACAAAGGGTACCTAACTAAAGGTACCCTTTTCATTATTTATTTTTTAGAATTTTTCACCTTCCCCATTACGCATAACGAGAAACGTACCCTACACCCCCCACCCTATCCCTCTAACCTTCTCTTACGAGTTTTAAGCTATTAACAACACATTATACCTATATACGCTTTAAACCTCTTAGGGGTTGAGGAATTAACTGTAAACAGCATTGGGGAGTCTGGTAGTTAGTAGTGAACTGCGCGTAGTTCGTAATGTATGGAATTGGAAAAGTGAGTCAGAAATGCAGATGGGTACGTTACCCTTATAGTTACTTGTAATATTGGGACCCCTAACAGACAACCCCCCAACCCCCAATTACGAACTCCACACTGCACACAGCACAAAGCGCACATCGTCTATTATGCACACTCTTCGCTCTTCGCTGTGCATAGCTTTTCTCTCATAGTTAAAACGGTATTCCCTACACACAGACACTTCGTGTCTGTTACAGTGGTTTCTTACAGTTCTTCTCTGCGTTGTTCGTTGTTGGTTGTGTACATCGTATGGTGTAAAACTACTTCTTTGAGTATCTAAGGTCGTAACACTAATAGATAGTGTGGATACTCTTATTAGATATTAGTAAGTAGGTTTAGCACCGAACTCCGAGTTTTCCGTATAAACACTCGTCACGCACATCGCACCACGCACACCTCACAGGTATGCAGCATACATCTATGCAAGCGATAGCATTACGAGATTAAACCTAACTACTAAGCACCACCGTAGCGAGTTAGTCACAGGAAGTTTATATATATCTAACTAAGACATCTAGATCTACATCTAGACCAGTTAGAGTATGTAAGGCGACTGGAAACAAACCCAGTTAGTAAGGACCGTAGATCCTTATATCCTGTTACTAACTCGTTACACACCACCGTAGCGAATTAGCTACAGAAGAATATTTGATATTGCTAGAATGTCATTATTAGTGAAGAGGACTCTTCACAGCAAGCCAGCTAGAGTCTTGCCTTCTGTTGCTAATTCGTTACACACCACAATAACGAGCTACACGCAGCGGATAAACATATCCGTCGTGCATCCTGTTCTTTGACATCTTATATTGATAATATCATATTATTTTTACATAGATTACGCATTAGACCTCTAGTCTTCTGCGTCTAGCTCGTTATAACCTCTATAGCATAACCACTTAGAGTTATGTTATATCACTATTGCTATAACTATAGCATTAACTATATAATCATTATGGAATTAAAAAACCTTTTAGACTTCTCTATTACTAGAATCATCGCTTTCAATTCAGATAAGACTAGCGCTGAAGTTAAGCTTGGAGAATGTTTCAAATCTTTATCAGGATCTAACCCTACTATTAAACCAGATTGCAATGTCAAAGATGCGACATTCAGTAATCCTTCTGAATGGGGAGTTAGGGAGTTCACAGTTACTGATAAAGCAACTGAAGAAGTAATACAAATTACTTCCTATTACCAAAACATCAATGGTCCTGCATCTCGTTTCTTCGTGACCACTGAAGTTGCTAATAAGTTCTTAGCTAAGGCTAGCAACCTAAAGGAAAGTAGAATCTCAATAGGAGACTTTCAACCTACTGATGAGCAAAGAGCTTACCTAGAGAAGAAACACGATGGTAAGACACCAGGTTACGCACCATTGGTAGCATAACTAAATAACTATAACTTAAGCACTATAACTATTACTATTGCATTTGCAATCTTAGTAGCTATAGTGCTTTTTTTATACACTACGCACGGTTCACTTAAGCGATAGCTACAACTCATAGCTCTCTCTCTACCATGAGCCGAACATATAGCTAATTCTATCAGGGATAATATATAAAGATAACTTAAGGATATCTAACTAATAAATTTAAGAATACAAACATCAGTACACAATTTAGGCTTTTCAATTTATTTAACTATCTATATTATCCCTACAGAGTTAGTTATACATTATTAATTACCTTAACCATCAACACAACTATGTTCTTAACTATAATAGCCACACTTCTCGCTGTAGCACTAATGATAGCAGTAGTAGTGACAACAGACTTCAAGTCTTTCTTCTCAGTTTGTATAACACTACTAGTAGTCGCTTTACTAAGTGTTCTAATAGCAACAATCTAAGAGACATTATTAATTTCCTTAATCACCTTAAACAATATGTTTAATATAAAAGATAGAAAAACTCTAAACACTATATCTAAAGTAGTTGGAAAAACATTTAAAGAAATAAGAGAAATACTCAAACTAGTAAAAAAAGCACTCAAACTAGTGAAAGGAGTAGATACATCACAGGAAAAAACGACAAAAAGACTAAACAACATTGAAAAGAAATATTACACAAAGAAAGAAGTTGATACAATAATAAAAAAACTTAAAACCCAAAAGAAATAAAGCAAAACCACATTATTAATTACCTTAACCCACCGCAAACAATATGAATCACTACCCACCAATTTCATTACTAGTAGCAATCATCCCATCAGCACCTATATTCAGCTTTGGATACCAAGCAATGGGCATAGAACCCACAGGGTTACTAGTTTCAATATCATTCATCTTATTACTAATTCAAGTCGCAGGACTAGTTACATACATACTAACTGAAGTATGTAAGTAAGTATTACTAATTCCCTTAACCAATCCTATTATGCACTATCTTATTCACTTAACTTTATTCTTCGTAGGACTTACTTTAGTCCTACAAGATATACCTACACACCCATTCTTATTCCTTACAGGTTTCATAGTCTTAGGGATATGGTATGGGAATGTATTCCTATCACCTAATGATTATTAATCACCTTAATTAACTAAAACAAATGAGATGCTTAAAATGGTTACAACCACACATATGGGGTAAATGGAAAATGAAAGAAACAGGAAAGATAATAGTAAATGAAAAGAATAAAGGAAGCTATTGGATACAAGAAAGAGAATGCACATTATGTGGATACAAAGAATTCAAAGAGTCAAAAACAGAACAAATCTAATATTATTAATTAACTTAACTGCAATGCACTCAAACATATTAAATGCGTTTAATAAGCTAAATCAATCAGCTAGTTCAGTCAACACATCAACCATTACTGCACAAGAACAATATACTCAGTTATTTTGCAATAATGAAATCAAAAGTAAAGATGGGATGTTAACACAGGTACTTATACAAAAAGGCCTCAATATCAATGAAACAATGAAAGCATCTTCGTTAATAAAACTATTTATCTTTGATAAAAACATATCTTGGTTCAGAGGGAACAAGACACCAGCTCTTATGTGCAAAGATAATATAATTAAAGTAATACTCAAAAAAGAAAAGTTCACTGATGAAGAAATGACAAGAACATTAGAGCTTATTCAACTCACAGACCAAGACCCGAACCTTAGTTGGACAACAGATTCAAAACATCAAGTATATGAAGATGAAGACGAAGACGATGATGATGATGATGATGATGATGATACTTGGGACTATGATGAAGACTAAAATTATTAATAACCTTAACAATTAATCACTATGTATAATAAACTAATTAGCCAATTCAACAAAGTAAACAACACAACCAAAGCTCCTATAGTAGAACAACCAGCAGTATCAGCTTTCCCAGGATTAAAAACAATGTCAGATATATTCAATAAAGATAATATGATTAAGCAAATCCTTAGATACAAAAACCTACAAGAGAGAAGAGTAACGAAAGCACTCATGATCATAAAAGTTATCCTACTTGATAAAGATATACCTTGGGAAAGAGATTCAGTAGGATTTGCTCTAACTAAAGATAAGATGCTACAGATGATACTAGTAGTAGCTGAGATGCCTACACAAAACATCAAAAGAACTATTGGACTTATACAAGAAGCAAACGGAGACACTGAACTTGAATGGTTAGAAGATCGTACATCTAAAATATCAAAAAAACTAGAAGGATTAGACACAGCAAAGAAAATCGATATGCTTAAAGAGCTAAACGAGAATAATAAACTAGTATAGTATTATGAAAGCAAACTTAATAGCCCAGTTCAAAAAGCTAAAAGACAACGAACCTATAGAGCCCAAACAATTGTCAGATAGCCAAAGAACATACAACGAAATGAGACCTAAAGTGAATAGATACAAGGACATGATGATTCAAGAAATATTATTATCAAAAGGAATCACACACGAGAAATTAATGGTAGTAAAATCATTAGTTAAATTTGCCCTACTTGATAAAAATATAAGCTGGGAAAAAGAAACTGAAAACTCATTATTAACTAAAGAAAAAATGATCTCATTAATATTAATAAGAGAAAAAATAGACAACAATACAACAAAAGAAATTCTAAATCTTATAGAACTAACAGACAAAGACAACACACTTAAATGGGAACAAGACTTCGTATCTGGAATCTATGAAGATAAAGATAGCACTCAACTATGTGCAACCACTAGTACCTAATTATTAAAAGTTAACAACATCTTTATGGAATTAAAATACGTAATAACCGAACACAATGCATTTGCAATGTTCTCCAAAACAACCAACCACTCAGATATAGGTCGAGTCCTAGACGGGCAACCGGTAGGAGCTGGGTTCTGCACATTAACACAAGGACATAAACAAGGGTGCAGAGATAATGATTTTGAAGATCAAGAAGTTGTAGATGTTCATTGCTATGGAGAAAGTGATTCTCTTGGTATAGCATCAAGAGATAAAGACGAAGAGATTATTAATAACAAGATTAACCCAGAAATATAATATGTTTACAATAACACTATTACTTATCATAGGTACAATATTAGTTATCGGAGGAATATTCAGAAACGAAGCAGTATTTCAATATAGAAAAGAACTAATAAATAGGATAGCAGATAGATCAAAGAAAGAAGCCGATGAAGCATACGCAAAAGGAAGTATTGATTCAGAAGAATTAATGAAATTAAACAAAAGAAGATTTGCTCAATTTGATGCAGTATCATACAACGAAATGCTATTCCAATTTTGGAAACCAATAGATACATTCTATGATATAGAAGACATCCTTTCATAGAAGAAAAACAAGTCAATAAACAAAGGGAAACAAAAATAAGTTAATAATTAAGTCCACTTAAATAATATGTTAGTAACAAGAAAATTAATCGTAAACGAAGGAGGAATCCAAGAAGTAACTGAAGAAAAAGTAAACCAACCAACATCTGTACAAGCTAGAGGAGAAATAGAAATAAAAGTAGAAATGGGAGAAGACAACGACGAATTGAATTTCTCAAAAGATGAAATGGTTCTACTTATTTTATCTTTACAAACCAAAGGAATTTTAGATCCAGAAACTACAAAAGAAATGATTAAAAAAGCAACCACAGATAATAGATTAGAATGGGAAGAAGAAGGAGGAAGAGAAGAAGAAGAAGAAAAAGAAGAAGAAGAAGAATGTAATTGTCCAGTATGTACACTAAAAAAAGCATTAGAACAACAAGGACAAAACAAAAATGAACAAATAAATCCTATGAATAGATTTATGGAAAACTTTATTCAAAAACTTTAATCTAAAAAAACATGAATCATAAAACAAAAGAAATCATATTGAATATATTCATTATGATCGTTGTGCTTGCTATCATCTTCGTAACTGTATTCTTTGCAACTGATGTTTCATTAAAGAACGAGATAAATAACAACTGTTTAATAACTAATTAATACACCAATGAAACAATCAAATACACCAATGAAAACAGTAAAAATCCAATACATCCGAACCAAACTACAAGTAGAAACTGCAACGGATCTACTTAACAAAACAATAACAGCTAAAAGAAACGAGAAAGCAAAACTCTTGTTTCAAAAGGACTTAGACAAAGCAAACCTAATCCTTAAGAAAAACAAAGCGAAAGTTGTTAAAGCTATCACTTTAGCAGAGAAACAAGAGAAAGAACTAGACCTAGAAATAAGAAAAGCTACACACGGAAAAATACAATTAGACGGTAGAAAGATAGACAAAGATGCATTGAAAACAATAGGACAATTAGGAATAAAGAATAGATACTATTCGACTACAATCAAAGAAACAGAAAATACGAATATCGGTGTCTATGAAAACCTAATTAAGCTAGATAAAGAACAAGAAAAAATAGATGCATTCATATTAGAAATGATCCTAGGGAAAGTAACAGCAACAGAATTGACAGCACTGATTAATAACATTAAAAAGATAAAATAGTATTATGCAAATAACTCTAATTGTAGCATTCCTACTTATTGTTAGCTTAACTCTAATAACTAAGAATGTAGGAATAGGTCTACTAGTAACCGCAGTCATCTTACTCATCTATAAATTAATAAGTCCAGAAAACTTCTCTGCTGATAATTTGTTTGATGATGACGATGATCTATCCAAACTTTAATCGTTAACCAACTTAGGTTGGTTAAACCTTGGGGAATTGTTGTGAAAGCAACATCTACAGCAATAGCGAGGGTAACCAAAGTGATATTCGTACGGGAATTGAACTTAATTATTCCTTAGAGATTGTCTCCAAGATTTAACCAATCTAAGTTATAAGCAAATGAATATAACAATAGAAAAAACAGAGAACGGAGACGGCACTGTCTTCGCAATCGCTCTAATCAACCTAGACGGAAAAAACTTTGCTTTTAGGTCTGGGATTAGACACTCGGGGACTGAAGCAAGAAACGAAGTCTTCCAATATTTATCAATCATTTATTAATTAATTAAATAAGCAAATGGATATAGAAAATCTAACCATCCAATTAAACATAAACATACAAGGTAATTGGAATTATAGAATCATTAGTATAGTAAAAGACAAAGAAGAAATACTAGGACAAGGAACTACCGATTTAACATTCCAAAAAACATTGACAATTGCTTATGAAAAAGCATTAGAGATAAGTAGCTCATTAATATGATAAAATTAAAAAACAATTGGGTATCAAAAGTAGGATACCCAAATATCCAACTTAACCACACAGGATTTCATATCTCTTACAACCCTTCTCTTCTACCATCAATGCCGGATAAAATATTAGAAACACTTACAACAGTAGAAAGTAGAACAGGGAAATCAGAAACAGCTTTAGTAGTTAAAACTAATAAAGCAAAATCTGTATTCCCACACGAATATTTTATTCTTAAAGGAGACTTCAGAAAAGAGTTTGAAGCTTGTGGAGATAATCTAGAAAAGTGTATGGAAGTATACTTAAATAACAAGGAAGAACATGGATCAGGCTTCTCAACTGACGTCCCAATAGAGATGTCAGAAGAAGCTAAAAAGCTAATAGAAAAGGAACTTAATAGTTAGCCTTATATATAACACCCGTTTATATAAGAAAAGTCAATATATGGATGAAGAAAAAGAGATAGAAAAACTACAAAAAGAAGAAGAAAAACTATGGAAAGAACTTGGAACTTTAAGCTTTAAACAGAAAACAAACATCTCAAGACTAATTGAGATAAACATAAAGTTACAAGAGTTCTGCAATAGATAAAAGTCAACACAAATTAATAATAACAATAATTAAAAACAACAAATATATGAATAACGCAAAACTAGTCGTAGGAATGATAGTAACAGTAGTATTAATCTTATTAATACTAGCACTTAATCCATTTGTACAAATCGAATCAGGAGAAAGAGGAGTAGTAACAACTTGGGGTGAAGTCCAAGATGATATTATGCAAGAAGGGCTACACTTTAGAATGCCTATAGCACAAGAAATTCACAAAATGGACATCAAAATTAAGAAATTTGAAGTTGCAGAACTAGCTTATTCTAAAGATGCACAAATAGTAGAAGCTGCAGTTACTCTAAACTATGAGTTAACTCCATCATTTGTTAAACAAATCTTCACAGAAGTAAGGAAAGATTATGAAAGTATTATAATCACACCTGCCATTAAAGAAGCTATTAAATCAACAATAGCACAATATACAGCACAAGGAATAATTGATAATAGACCTAAAGTAAGAATGGACATAAAAGAACTTCTTACAACACAACTAGCACTTGGAGGAATCACAGTTAAAGAAATCGCCATCACAAACATTGACTTTGATGATGATTATGAACTAGCTGTTAAACAAAAACAAGTTGCTGAACAAGAAGCTCTTAAAGAAGTAAACATCACAAAATCAGAAGCAGAAAAGAAGAAACAACAAATCCTTATCGCTCAAGCTCTTGCTGAGAAAACAAGATTAGAAGCACAAGCTCTAGCATCACAACAAGGACAAAAAGTAATTGACAAGATCTATGCAGAAGCAGCATTAAAAGCAGCTGAAAATTGGAATGGAGCATTACCAAACAACTTCGTTCCAGGATCCACATTACCAATAATGAATATTAAAACACAGTAAGCACCTTACTGTGCTTATTATTATTAACTAATTTAATTATGATTAAATGTAATAGTTTCCTATATCCACACGAATGGACTAAATGGAAAGAAGTCAAAAGAGGACCTGTAGTAAATTCAGAAAAAACAGTCATAGCAAATTATATTGAAATGGAAAGAGAATGTGAACTTTGTGGACTGAAACAACTGAAAGAAACAAGAGCTTAATCATTATATATATTATTATGGAAAAAAACACAACAGATGTCTTAGAATATTTTAAGAAGAAAATAGATAGTGATCCAGAACTAAAAAAACTCTATGATAATGAAAAAGATATTATGCCTAAATACCAAAAAACAACACTAAAGACAATAGACTATCCAGATGCTCCATCAGGCAAGATCAATATAAACAAATGGGTACCACCTTTCAAAAAAGTGAAGGGTGGTTACGGATTTGTAGGAGTAGTAGCTGAAGATTCAAAAACAGGACAACTACAATGTCATCATTGTGGTAAATGGTTTCAACAGTTACAAACTCATATGATTAAGCACGGTCTAAATGGAAAATCATACAGAAAGAAATATGGTCTACTCTCATCAACTGCATTGAAATCAAAAAAATTAAGATTAATGCATTCAAAAGTTTGTAGAGCATCACAAGCAGCAGGGAAAATGAACTTAGGCCACAAAGGAGGATATGGATTTAAGAAAGGAAATAAAGAAGCAGCGAATAGAAAAGGAACACTCACTAAAGAGGAAGCTAAAAATAGACATGGAGTATGTGATTTACAAATAATGTCAAAGATAATGGCATTGAGTAGAAAATTAGGTAAAACACCTTCACTCATTGATATAAAAAAAGAATATGGAGGAAGCATTATATCAATAATGCATTCAAGATACGGAAGTTACATCAAATATTGTAAAGATACACTCAAGCTAACACCTTGTATATCAGCACATAACCCAAAACTTAAGAACAAAAAAGAATGGAGAGAACACTTAATAAAACTTGGTATAAAAATATCAAAAAAACAAAAAGGAAAGATATTAAGAATCTCTCACCTTCCAATGAAAGAATCCAGATACATATACAAATATTTCAATGGAATTAAAAGTTATAGAAAAGCAGTCGAAAAACAATTAAAAATTAATAGCTAACACAATATGAAAAAAAACATAAAAGCTTTAGCAAAAGCTCTTAAAAGTATACCGACAGAAGAGGAAGAAGAAAAGAAAGCAAAACTAGTAACACTAAAAAAGTTAGCACAAGTAGGTAATATAGGAATTACTATAGGAGGCTTTAAAAAAGGAGTAGCGAAATGTGTTGATTACTCTGAAGTACAAAGTAACAAAAATTACATAAGCGACTATATTAAACAAGAAAGAGCTAACCAACAATTAACTCAAGAAGAGTTGGGATATAAAGCTGACCTATCAAGAAGTACAATAAGTGCAGCTGAAAGAGGCTATGGAATCTCAAAACATACTATGTTTTGTATTATTAACTCCTTAGGGAAACAACTAGTAATCCAATAAAATCATATGAAATATACAACACCAACAAATGATAATATCATTAAATTCATAATGAAATATGGTTTAAGTTTAGTTATTTTTGTCATTTGTTTCTTGTTGGTAGTAGGATTTGTAAAAAAAAATATAAAATTCGCTACCTACTTAGCAGCACCTAAGTGTAGTATACAAACACTAGAAGATAGCCAAACAATTTTATATAATCAAAAAGATTTCGAAATTGAAACATTTGATTATAGAAAATATGAATACTCTGGTGATATTGTATCCATTTATTTAACAGAGATAAAATAACTAAATAAACCCAATTATTATTAAAAAAATAGAACTAATTAAAAACATATGAAAAGTATAAGAGAAGCAGCCTTAAGCAAAGAGGAACCAAAGACACCAGCATATTCTTCATCATATCCTAAATACTCAAAACCATCAGATAGCATATATGATAATTATGGATGTGATCGTTTTGGAGAAGGAGATGATATCGACTCAATGTTTCCAAGATCAAACTACTCACCACCAGACCCAAACCTTGTAATAATTACCTTTAAACTTCAATACACAGAAATCGGCCCAGAAGCTGATCCTGATAATTCTGCGTTTAACGAAGGAGTTGCTGAAACAAAAGCAACACAACTAGCATACGATAGAACAGAGAAGTTATTAGGTAAAAAATTCGATTCAAAATATTCTGTATGTTTTAAATCAACAGACAACTATGATGAATACGAAATAGAAGTAGAACTAACACCAAACTATTAATAAATAAATAATAAAAACAAAACTTATTATGATTATGCAACCAAAGACAATCAATTATTCAAAAATAGAAGTTCCTATCAACGACGGATCAAGCCAATTCGTCCCTAAGGTGGCAGCAAAGTTCATAGACCATGGATCTATCCTAAAGACGCTAGCAATCTCTGTAAGGGACAATTTGCCCATCCTATTGATGGGTGAGTCAGGAACTGGAAAGACTTCTGCCATAAGATATATGGCTAATCAAACAAAAAACGGATTAAGAAGAGTAAACCTTAACGGAGGAACAACAGCTGATGAATTAGTAGGAAGACTTCTAATCAATGAAAAAGGAACTTATTGGGTTGACGGAATTCTAACAGAAGCAATGAGAAATGGGGAATGGATTGTATTAGATGAAATTAATGCCGCATTACCTGAAGTTCTATTTGTTCTTCAATCAGTCCTAGATGATGACGGTTATCTTGTTCTAACAGAAAAAGACGATAAAGAAATCATACATAAGCATAAAGACTTCCGTCTATTTGCTACTTGTAACCCACCTGAATATGCTGGAACCAAAGAATTGAACAAAGCTTTACTATCAAGATTTGCTGTTTGTATTAATGCAGAATTTCCACCTGAAAGAAAAGAATTTGAGATAATTGAACACCACCTAGGAAACGCTATTGCATCATCAGAAATGGCAATCAAAATGGTAGGATTAGCAAATGAAACTAGGAAAGCCAAGGAACTAGGAAAATCAGATTACGCAATTAATACCAGAGACGTACTAAACACCCTTAAGTTAGTCGAATTCGTAGATCCATTAGAAGCTTTAGGATTAGCTTTCGCTAATAAATTAGATCTAGCAGACAACAAAGCATTAAAGATAATGGCAAAACTACATTTACCAACTAAAAAGAAAGCACTATCTGTTAGAAAACAAATTAAGAAAGCAATAGATCTAAACATTGGAAAAACTTATCTGTTAGACGGAGATGTTCATAATGCATATTTTGGGTTAACTGACGATGAAAAGATGTTCAAATCTTTAATCAGAAATGATTTAGGATTTATCATTGGAAACACAGTCAGAGAAAATGGAATCAAAGGAGACGAATTTGTGATTGAAGCAACTTACTACGAAGATGAAGATAGTGGAGCAAGCTCAAAAGAACTTTCATCAAAAGGAGAAAAAATAGCAAGTGCAATCAATATTGTTGACGGACCTAACAAAGGGAAAAGAGGAATCGTTATACATCACGAAGACCTAGACAAAACACTAGATATCATAAAACTTATTTACGAAATCAATTAATAACCTAAGATATATTATGCATTATGAAACTAATCGAATTCCAAAAAGTGGGAGAGATGCTCGCTAGAGAGCATAAAATAAGAATCACAGAAGGAAAAGGTTGGGCAGCAAACATAAAAAACAGAGCAGTATTCTACAAGAAAGATGATATCTATAATCTACCAGAAGACCATATTCTTGGTCTTCTGCTCCACGAGATTGCTCACATCCACTACACACAAGATGTTGCTATGCCCAAAAAGAACGAGGAACTATCAGGAATAACCCTAAATATGTTAGAAGACATATCTGTCGAAAACATAATTGGTAACGACTATCCAAACGCAGCTGAAATTCTAGAATCAACAAAAGTAGAAGTTCTAGATACATTGATAAAAATGTTACCATCAATGAATAACATATCAGTATATGAAAAAGCTTTACTGTATGCTGCAACAAGATTCGAAGGTAGAGGTTATGCCTTTAGCATTACAAAATATGAAAAACTAGGAGAAAAGATTTCAAAAATAATGCTAAGAAAGAAAAATGAAATACTTAGAAGAAACGAAACAAAAGACTTAATGCCAATAGTAAAAGAAATTGTTGATCTAATGGTAAAAGAAGAAGGCGAACCAACAGACGAAGAAAAAGAAAGAATGCAACAAAGTATTTCAAGAGAAGGAAATGCTAATAGTCAACAACAAGGAGGAGAAACACAAGAAGAAAAAATTGGTAAATTAAAAGCTGGAACAGGTTGGGAAAAAGGACCTGAAATAGATAGACATTTAACTTTTGTTGATCAAATAGCTGACCAAGCTACAAAAATAGGAAAAGAACTAAGAACAGTTCTTAAAAGAAACAATGCTATGGAATATGGGGGAAGATACCGATCAGGAAAACTCTTAGCAAAAAGATTTGTAAGAGTTAGAGCTTTAAACGATCGAAACCCATTCACCAGGAGAATTGTTAAAAGTAATCAAAGTTATGCTTTCGCTTTAGCGTCAGATATATCAGGATCAATGTTTAATGGAGGAGAAAATAATTATGGAAGTTATGCTTTAAGTTCATTACACATGGTAGGAGAAGCATTAAGATATGCATCAATACCACGATCAATGACTATCTTTGGAGAATATGCTAACACAGTTGCCCCAATGGGAAAAAGTAAAATAAACTGGGATCAATTAGCAAATGTAATAGATGTTAGAAAAGCTAATCAAGGAGGAACAAGAATAGATAAAGCAATAGAAGCTTGTACAAAAGAATTAGGTAAAGTAGTAGCAGAAAGAAAAATAATGATTGTTCTAACAGATGGATCAAGTGATCTAAGTGATATGAGGAAAGCTCATAAGAAAGCAACAAAAGCAGGCATTGAATGTTTAGGAATTACTATCGGAGATGGTTATAATAGTAGTTATATGGACGATACATTCACTCCTAAGAAAAACACAAAAATTGAAGATACGGGAGATACAGAACTAATAGGAACAGAATTTATTAAAATCTTAAAGACATCCGTAGCAATGTCTAAATAAACAATTATGAAAAATTTTGATAGTGCTGACGTAGCAGAAATAGCACATGAGAGAACCAAAGAGGAGTGTAAAAAGAAAAGAATTACACTCGACAAACCAGAAGATGAAAATGGAAATATACATTACACCGACAAAGCACAAGATATTTTCAATCATCATTTTGACGAGGTTGAAGCAAAATTTGAAAAAGACTTAATAGATTTAGAAACACACAAAAAGAACTAGTTACAAGTTAAGAACCTGCAGGTCGGCAGTAACCGGCCAATAAAAAATGGAAAAAGAACTAAAAAGCTTAGTGATACATATTGACGAACACAGTAAAGGTGGATTTGGGTATTCTATTTACAAAACACAAGAAGATCTAGAAAATGGAGAAGATGAATTAGACGGAGGAATTTGCACAAGCACATTAGAAAATGCATTAGAAATGGCAACAGATCAAGCAAAAGATTTGTTAAAAAGACTAAACATAAGCAAAAAAGAAGAAGAAAAAGCAAATTCAGTAATGCAAACAAAACTTCACTTACTTGAAAAAATATTAAAAGATATGAATATTGCTGTAGCTTGTGATGAAGAATGGAATACTATATTTGGAAAATGGGAAATCGCAATAGATGAGGATACAAACAGACCTGTAATATTTGGTTTAAGTGGAACTGAAATAGATCAATAAAATTATGAAAACTATAAACATAACATTAATCGATGATTCTGACTGGAAAAATCCTTATCGTAGTCATAGAGATTTTGATGTTCCAAAAAGTCTTAGATATCATTATATTCAAAGAAAGATAGAAGAAATTATTCAAGATGAAAAAGAAAACAACAATGAATATTGTGATGAATCAATTTTTGAGAGAATTAGTAATTTAAAAGGATTTAAACCCGTAAGTCAAACAATAAATTATTTTGAATTTGACTTTTAAAATTAAATAAAATGAAAAAAAAGAAAACCCCAAGAGAACTTAGAGAAAAAGATGTACCAATGTACATAAGCGAAGAAAACAAAATGGACCCAGAAATGTTAAGTAATTTCTTAAACAACAACGGAGAACCCCAACCCGTAATAGAAATGAATCAAGATGAAGTTATGCCTTTGTATATATTCATAGCTAAATTCGAAAGTGGAATGGCGAAGACCAAAAAAGATGAAGTCAACATAAATTTAATGATGACAGTCATTCATCTAAAGGAAACCAACACACTTGAAGTTAGAGGAAGAATGAAATATGAAGATACAGGAAGAAAAACAATATTCAAAATCCCCAAAGTCCTTAAAATCTCAGAACTAAAGGAAGCAAAAGAAGTCATAAATGAATTTTATACTGGTATGATAAAAGACTTACCTTTTGAACCAACCGATATACCATTCGAACTAGAATTTGGAATAGATGAAGATGCTAAAAGTATTATTAAAAAGTTAGACGATAGTAACCAATTTGATATTGGAACTATTAAGAAAAAATAATATGCCAAACTGGTGTAATAACAACGCAAAAATTGTAGGAGATGAAAAAGAATTGAAAAAGTTCTCGAAAAAAATAAAAAAGAAAAAAGAATTCCTAAATTCATTTATACCAATCCCTAAAGAATTAAAAGGGACAACAAGTCCTACAAAAAAAAGAGATTTAAATCTAATACTAAAATACAAAGCAGATAATTGGTATGATTGGAATATAATAAATTGGGGTACCAAATGGGATTTTGAAATCTTTGGTCTTAATGATCAAGATGAATATGAAAGAACATTTTCATTTGATTCACCTTGGGGACCACCACTCACAGGATTTAAGAAAATATCTGAAAAATTTCCAGAACTAACATTCTTTCTAGAATATGAAGAACCTGGTATGGGATTCAAAGGACTAGCAAAAATAAAGAATGGAAAAATTGATGATAAATGTTTTGATTATTAGCTAAGAAATAAAAAAATGAAAGTAATAATCCCAGCAAATAGTCAATTACCAAAACTAAAAGGAAAAACTATTGTAACGAAAATCAAAGGAACTCATATGGTATTAGTAGGAGAACAATTACCATCCAAAAACTGGAATATATATACAGAATGTAAAGAAATAAATTACAGAAAAAAGATATTTGAAAATGTATCAACAGAAAAATTTAATTCATTAACAAGAATATCTCAAAAAAATCTTGCAAATTTCAACTTCAATAATTTCCTAAAAAAGTTTGTTAAAAAGATTATAAAAATTATTAATTAAACAAAAAACCACGAATAATAATATTCGTGGTTTTTTTTAACAATAGCAATAAAAAAATCATTAATCCCCATAAGCCGAAAAAATAGCTTTTTTTAACAAAAAAGTAAGATCAAAATCACAAAAAATAAAATCCAACCTAGTCTTTCATATATCTTATCTAATTTTCTTTCCATAACGTTTAATTAATTTTTAACTTATAATACACTTTTTATCTTTTTACTAATAATTTTATTTTTAAAAAAGGGACTGTTTATACTCAGAATCGTCCCTTTTATGAGTTGTTAAATAATCTATTGTTGATTTCTTCTGATGTCATCAATAGCACGAGTAAGTGAATCTTGTAGCTTCTCCAGTTTCCGTTTGATAATATAACTGTGATTCTGCACAAGGTGTCTTTTGAGTCCCTTTTTAATCTTTTGAATCTCACTAATGATGCCCCCTGCAAGACAGTTAACTCCAGAGCATTCATCAAAAGAGCTACTTTGTTTATTCCTAAGTTCAATTTTGAATTGTTTGACATGCCTATCAACCTCCTTTTCCCAATCCGTTCTCTTTTTCATTTTCTTCTCCCTCCTTATAAATGTGAGTTGCTTTACAATTCATACAGGTATACATTTTCTTATTAAGAAAATCTTCTGCCCATTCTTCTTTTCTATCAGGACCAATAACTGCATAACCTTGCAAATTAAGATCCTTACTACCACAAGTTTTACATTTCATTAGTCAAACTCCTTTTCATTTAAATAAATTTTAACAAACTTAATTTCACCTTTCCAGAAGTAGTCAACCAAGTATTCTATAATTTCATCAGGAGTCATATTACCAAATATCCTATGATAATTATTGTGAGCACCAACATTTATGATTGCAATATTTTCATTGCAACCATTACCTCCACGACTGGTAGGTATAACGTGATGTCTACTTGGAGAATTTGGGTTTTCATTCTTTCGTCTTGTTTTCCGGCATTTCTTTTTCCTTCCCATTTTGTCCTCCTTTTAATAATATCCCATTTTAACTAAAATGTTATAAATGTAATGGTATTTTTCAAAAGTTAAAGGAATTAAAGTAACAGCAATTTCAACTATTTTTAATATCATACATACATAGATAATTATTACTATTATTTTTAATGTTTCCATAATTCACCTCCTCTATTTAACTTTAAAAGAGCTATACCAATTACTTTTATTGTCATCTCAGACACTTATTTTTAAAAAAGGGGAAGTTATACTCATTCCCCAAGAGTGTTAAGATTAAATATCAAATTCGCAATTCTTCACGCCAGTAACAAAGGCGTCCCATTCAGTCAGGGTAAAATCAAGAGTTGTGTCTTCTGGGTCCTTAGTATCTCTGACCTGGACACTCTTCTTCCCGATTTTGACGGCAACACAGTCGAACCATTTCCAGGTTGCGCTGCTACAGATAAAACCGTCTTTTTCTTTTCGGCCGTCAGCATTCTTAACATACCTTGATTTAACAGATTTAATCAGCTTCATTTGAGCCTCCTTATTGATATTTACTTCAAAGAACAGTCCAATTCTCACATTAAGAACTGGACAGAGAGGATAAGAGATATGTTTTATCTAGAATAAACTCTTATACAGCGGTGCAAACTACATTTGTAATTTATTTTCCGCCTTACCAACTTCATACCCCTTCGGATACTACATTGTGCCTTATAGCCGTTTGCAAGGGCTATTATTCAGCCACCTCTCTGTTCAGTTTTCAATATTACTTATTTGTCTCAATCTTTAATACTTTTCTAAATAATTTATCATTATGATCCATGTTTTTCATAACCTGTAAATCTACATTAAAAAATGTAGCAATTTTTTGAGCTGTATCTTTCATTAAAGGTCTTTCTAATTCTCCTACATATACTTCAACAGGACAAGAAATCATTGAACACATTTCTCTGATATCTTTATCTCCATTTTCCATTTTAACATAGTCATCACCAATTTCTGCTATTGTGTCCAAAAACAGTGGGGTAGGCGAAATCAACACAATCTTATCGAAGTTTACTTTTGTAGCCAAATCCATCAAGGCATACCCCCCTAAAGAGAACCCGAACCAGGTTCTCTTTCCATTTATTTCTCTTTCTTTTATTAAATCCATATTATTTATCTATTAACCACGTCTTACTTATTTCTTCTATCCTCTTTTTTATATTTGGAAGAGGGTGAGTCATAATTGTTCCCAGCACTGTCGAAACTCTTTTAGCTCTGTCACTTGTTAATTCATCTAGTTCTTTTTTAGAAATAACTTCGTGAGGATGGTTAAACATTTCCATTATCTCACTAGGTGAGATTGTTCCTTCGTTAAACAAATGATGAGGCCCTCTAACGCCTTGCCTCCCAATCAATTTACCTATTTCTGGAATCATATCTTCTAAAATGGTTGCAGATTCTTGAGTATTTACAACTTTTGTATACTTCAACAATTTATCAATTGTATTACGAGAATGACTTTTCTCTGAAATTAACAATCTTGGACGAATTATTAGAGTATTAGGATCAATTTCCATGATCAGTCGTTCTGCCATTAGTTTTGTTTCTGTATAAAAACATTGTGGATTCTGATCACTATCTTCGTATTTTACATCTGTTTCATCATCTGATTTGAAAATACAAGCTGAAGAAAAGAACACATGTTTGACACCAGCGTTAAGAGCAACAACAGCAACATGTGCCGCATCAATCACATTTACATCGAAAGCTGCCATTTTGTTTTCTTCACACCAATCTATAGATGTTCTCGCTGCCGTATTTATCACGACATCATAATCCATTAAATCATTTGTTGTTATATCATTTAATCTCTTATTCCAGATATCAGCTCCTAAATGCTCTGCTAATGGTAGTCCAACGAAACCTTTTCCTATTACAAGTATTTTTTTATTCATCTTTTTTTACAATTATCTAATAAATCTTCTTCTGTAGCGTCTGGGAATTCTTTTAAATATTCCTCTCTAGTAAATCTTTCAGCATTTAATGCTACTACTTTAATAAACTTTCTTTTTCCAATTTTGAATATTGATGTTACGCCGCCAGCTACGTCATCTACAGTGACAGTCCTCCAATCACTAGGGTGAGGAAGCTTCTCACCAGTCCAGACAATTTGAGTCTTAACTCCTCCTTGCTTAATCAAACGAGTTGCTTCGCCTTTTGACTTACAGTATTTATGTTTTACTAAAAAATCTTTTATATTCATATTTTTTTAATTTAATGGTTCTTCTGCCCAGATATAATCACATTTACAACATTGTCGAATGATCGCTTCAATCGGTTCCCAATCTTTAGTTGGGAAACCTATATTTTCAATATCTTTCATGTCTGGCAAACCATCATTATATTTATCTATCGATGTGGACCCTCCACACTTTGGACACTTCCTACTGCTGTCATATTTTTTCATATTTTTATTTTTAGTAACCAATCGTACTCAAATGGTTTCTCTAATTTAATGTTCTTTCTAATTTTTTTGTCAGGTTTTTGAATTGAATCCCATTCATTCTTTCCGCAATGAATACATTTCCAATGCAGACCTGTTCCAAAAAATCTACGAAAAGTATTATCACAATTTTTAATATCTTTTTGGGCTTCTCTTACTTTTCTTAGATAATAATCATTGATAGATTCATTTGGATCACTCATCCATGAATAATTAGGTTTAACTAATCTAAATTCATGTTGCCCTTTATTCTTCTTACATGGGTATTTCTTCTTCCAAAAACCACTAGGGAATTTTCTATCTTTTTCCTCCCTGTCTAATTTTGTTCTAATTTGACTAGAAGTTTTATCTGTATAACCCTTTTGTCTAATCTTTTTATATAAGCTCATGATTCTTTTTTACATAGATGCTAGTTTTTAAAAGAGATTCAGGAGTACCCATGTCACTCCAGAAATGCTTAAGCTTTATAACATTCATCTCACCTTTTTTAAGATACCAGTTATTAACAGCTGTTATTTCTAATTCATTTCGTTTCGAAGGTTTCAATGTTCTTATATAATCAAAAACTGTTGAATCATAAACATATAAACCCGTAACTGCTAATGAACTTTTTGGGTTATCTGGTTTTTCTATGATTAAATTGTCATGAAATACACCGAATCTTTCTGGAGAATCAACCCACTTAGTAAAAATAGTTGGACCTTTAATCTCTGACCATTTTATTTTGTCTGCAAAAAAATTATCTCCTAGTATAACTGCAATATTTTCTTCCTTAGAAAAGTCTTCAGCTAAACCTAATGCTTGTGCTATTCCTCCTGCTTCTTTCTGGACTCTATAAGTTAAATTAACACCAAAGTCAGAACCATCTTTTAGGAAGTTAGCTATATCTCCTACATGATCACTACTAGAAATAATAAGAATATCTGTAATAGACATATTCTTAAGGGTTTGTAATGGATACATAATCATAGGGACGTTAACTACAGGGACCATCTGTTTATTCATTACAGATGTTATCGGTGCTAACCGTGTTCCTTTACCTCCTGCCAGAATTATTCCTTTCATAATGTTTTTTCTTTATTAGTTTTTAAATTTTTCTTATAAACGTAATTAAATAATTCTTTTCCTCCTTTAGATCCTTTTACTATCTTAACCTCCTCTCCTAGATTATAAGCTATTTTTTCTGCGATCTCCTTTAAAACTTCAGACTCTTTTTCTCCAACAAAGACTTCAACAGGAGAAACTATAAAACCACAGCCTTCTGATAAAGTTTCCTCTAAAAGATAACTTCTAACAATTTTCAAATCCTCCCCCATTTTCTTAAAAGTATCTTTAAACAAAGGACTTGGTGAAACTAAAACAACTTTCTCTAATTTCATTTTTTTTGCAAGATCTATTAATGCAATAGCTCCAATTCCAAGACCGTAGTAATGTTTTTGATCTCCTACTTTTTTTGTTTTAATTAAACTATTCATTTTATTTATTTAATCTAAATACAATTTTTAATAACCAGATCTGGCAGACAACTATTCCTAATCCAATGAAGAAGTAAGTCCAGTCAGGAATACCTAAGGCAAAAGCCCCATCTAACCCCCCAATAGCTATAAGTCCTGTTACCCATATAGCTAGACTTTTAAGTGTCTCTAAGTCGTTCTTTTTTTTCATATTATTTTTTAGTTAATTAATAAGTTAATAATTTCTTTTTTAAAATCTCCAATCTAAAAATATCATTATCATTATCCCGAAAACCATTCCTAAAACCAGGCATGAGAAAAATTCTAATCCTGATGACATTACTGAATTACAAAAATCCATTGCTTCAGGTAATGTTTCAAATTTGTTCGATAGTTGTAAGATACATTCTTCTTTTTGCATATTTTTTTTAATTAGTTTGTTAATATAAGTATATTCTTTTTAATTCACTTGTCAAGTAATATTTACATATTACTCCAACAATTTTTTGAGGCGTTCCAATGACCTGAACCTTCCTCTGATAGCAAGAAAATTCCTGCCTCTACAGAAAGTGGGATTTCCATCTTTCTCTCTGTTGTGGTTGCTAGTCCCATCAACGCCATTGTGTGTTCCCATGTTCCGTCAATGAACTGGTAGACACCTTCTGCTGAAGAACTTGCGTTTTTAGCATTTGGAAAATAGTTTGACTCGCACCAAGCTATATTCTTTGCTAGATCTATGTCGACATCATATTCTTTAGAATACTGTTCTATGTATTCCTCCACATCACCCAATGTTTCTTTTTCTTTTTTGATCTTATTCTCTTTAATAATCTTTTTAATAATCTCTGATTCTATAACTTGATCTTCTATCACAGGTATCTCGACAAATTTCTCTTCAAGAACCTGTTGGTAGTCTTCGCGGTTATATTTAATTGTATAATCTTCAATATTTAATTGACTTGGATTTATAATTAATGCTAAGTAAAATAATATATAATTCACATTTTTTTTAATTAAATAAGATCAACTTGGGTATCTATATTATATCAAAGTTCTTAAACCATTTCCTCTTTTTTTCTTTCTTTCCTTGCTTTAGTAATAGTCTTTTTAGTCTCATCAAGCCTTTTATCAACTACATTTTCCTTCTTTTCTTTACTTTTTAATAAATATTCACTATACCTTAAAGGCCTTATAAGTAATTCACCATCTGCTATATAGTACTTTGATTTATTAACCTTCTTTTTAGTCTTTAAATTCTTAGTATATATGTTATTTATAGCTAATCTTTCCTTCATTGAATATTCTCTGAAAAGATAACCGAGCCCCTCTTCTTTTATTCTAAATTTTTCAATAGACACATCATCACAACCAAGAATAAAAGCAATATAAGCGTGACAAAAACCTTCATTTAAAAGTTTTCTAGCTATTTCCTTTATTATTTTTTTGTTAAAAAGTTTAACGTAATCTTGTTTTTTCATATTTTTTATTCTCTTACAGTAATAATATCTCCTTCAGCAACAAGTGTATATTGCTTTCCTTCGATTTTAATCTCTGTTCCATATTGGAAAGTAACTTCATTTCCAACTTCTAAATCTACAGCTATGTATCCACCCTCGTCGTCTCTTTTTCCTTTACCGACAAGCATAACTTTTCCTGATTTGATTAATTCATTTTCAGGATTCAAAATCAAACCACTCTCTGTTTTTGTTTCCTTATTATTAACTTCTAACAAAACCTTATCTCCTAATAATCTTATTCCTAATTGGTCCATTATATTTTTTTGCATTTTATTATTTATGATTAATTATTAAATACATATTTCTGAGATTAAGTGTGACAAACTTATTGATTTAGAAAAATTATGCCTACATGTTCCGATGTATTTTTTTTTCTTAATCTCAGAATATTGATTCAAGTCACAGGGGGTTCAAAACACTATCTTTCGATAATAATTGCCTTATTGATTATTTAGGCAAGCCCCGATGACTTATCCTAAGTATACTCTTATTAATTTACTTGTCAAGTGATTATTAAACTAAAATAAAAAGCACTCGCATCTAAATTGTGCCAGTGCTTTTTATTGTGAGGCGGCTTTGAAAGACCCGACCTCTAAAACGAAATTATCAACCCATTGTAATAAATAAATTGATAATCGTGTGATGCTTTTATTAGTTACACACACATAATCATTTTAACACAGACTTTTAAAAAACAAACCTTATTTGGCTACAATTTCCTTTTCTTTTACTTTAGCCATAGCGCAACCCATTGTTAACAAGGTTCCACCTGCACTTGCGGCATTTTCTATAGCAGAGCGTGTTACCTTAACTGGGTCAGCGATACCAGCTTTGATCATATCTTTTTCAAATACATCGTTAAGAGCGTCGTAACCTCCATTACCTTCCATATCAATAACCTTGTCCAGAATTGATGATCCATCTCCTTTTCCACAATTCTTAGCAATATTCTTCAATGGAGATTCTAATGAATTAGATAAAATATCAAACCCTACCATTTCATCTCTTGTAAGACTTTTATGATCAGCACTTTTTGCTTTTCTAATAGCAACTGAAGCTCTTATCAATGCTGAACCTCCCCCTGGGACAACTCCTTCTTCAAGGGCTGCTTTGGTAGCATTAATAGCATCTTCTACTTTTAATTTTAGATAATTAGTTTCAGTTTCTGTGGCTGCCCCAACTTTTATGATAGCAACTCCATCTGTTAATTTAGCAATTCTTTCTGAAACTTTTAATTTATCATGCTTTGATTCCAAATTTTCTAAGTCTTTTTTAGCAGAAGCGATTCTTGCATCTACATCTTTTTTATTTCCCTTGCCACCAATAATAGTCGTCTTATCATTTGTGGATACAACTCTATCAGCTGATCCTAAATGTTCTAAAGTTATTTGATCTAAACCTATTCCTAATTCACTTGAAACAAATGTTGCTCCAGTTATAGTGGCAATATCTAGTAAATAATCTCTTTTCCTTTCACCAAAACCAGGAGATTTAATTGCCACGATGGTAACTGCTCCTCTTAGTTTATTTACAATGAAAGTTTGTAACGCTTCACCTACAACATCTTCAGCGATTATTATTAATTCTTTTTTACCTAATTTCATTAACGAATCCAAGAATGGCACCATCTCTGACACAACGCCAATCTTATGATCAGTGACTAGGATGCTAACATCCTTACACTCAGCTTCCAATCTGTCGGGATTAGTAACCATATATGGAGAAATATATCCCTGATCAAATTCCATACCCTGAGAGATTTCAGATGTTATACCTACTGTCGGTGAATCTTCCACTGAGAGAACTGCATCAGTCCCTAATTTGTAAATAGTTTCTGACAACATTTTACCGATCTCTTCTGATTCAGCAGATATTGTAGCAACTTGAGTTGTCTCTTCTTGTGTTTTTATTTTCTTAGCAGTTGATTTCAAATAATCAACAGCGATCTTTGCCGCCTTATCAATTCCCTTTTTAATTCCAATAGCATTTATTCCTACAGAAATTCTTTTAATCCCTTCACCAACGATTGCTTGAGTCAAAATAACAGACGTTGTTGTTCCATCTCCAGCATTATCATTTGTTTTTTGAGCAACTTCTTTAACAATCTCTGCCCCCATATTTTCCAGAGGTTCTTCCAAAATTACTTCTCTGGCAATTGATACTCCATCATTCGAAATTTTAGGAGCGCCAAATCCGTTATCATAAACTACGTTTCTTCCTTTTGGTCCTATTGTAACTTTAACGGCATTAGCAACTGCATCAACCCCTTTTCTTAAAATGTCACTCGCTTCCTCGTTGTAAACTATTTTCTTTGAATTATTCATATTCTTTTAATTTAATTTTTAATAATAATAATAATAATAATAATAATTGAATTTTAATTGTCAAGACTTTTAATCTTTCATAGTGTCATCCCATATTTTATTAGTAATTACTGCTAAGTCTTCTCCACTACTTTCAACCTTTACTTCTTCTTTTACTACTTCTTTCTCTTCATTGGATTTTTTAACTTTGTTCTTTTCATCAATTGACTTACTTATTTCTTCATATGTTTTTTTCGCTTTTTCTACACTAGGATCATATATGAATCTTCCCTTCACCATATTAAAACTAGTTTTTAAACTTATCCCTGTTTTACGATTTTTTGCTAATGATATTTTTGTTTCTCCTGTAAACATCCTTTCTCTTGTCTTGTCAGTTTCTTTTATTCTTTCGATTATGAAAACTAAATCTGATTCTTGTGCAGGACCTGCAGAACCACTGATATCTTCAATCTCCGATGTCTTTGATTTAAAGCTAGGTTTTTTCATATGGACTGGCAAAAATATAATTACTTCTTCTTTGATAGCAATTGATTTCAAATCTCTCATAATCTGTGTTAAGAAAGTTGAGTAATTTGAAGACATATTTTTTCCTAGAATTCCACCCGTTTTTGGTAATAGAAATCCTAGGTGGTCAATGAAAACTAATTTTGTTCCAAACTTCTCTTTACCTTCTTTGATTTTCTTTTCAACCCATTCGATGTTTCCAGTTGAATGCTTAGCAGGAATAAAAGCACAATCTTCTTTTGTCATTCCCATCTCCTGAAATTTTGTCCAAAGGTGAGTGGCAAGAACTTCATAAGAGAACCACAAAGCTTTTGGTTTTTTATCACTTCTTAACATTTTAATTGTGAAATCCTGACAGAGTGATGTTTTTCCATGCCCTGGTTGTCCACCAATGGTAATAACATCCCCTGGACAGACACCTCCTAAAATTGCTTCATCAAATACATCGAACCCTAAAGGATAAATATCGTCTTGATCTATTTTTTGTGATTCTGCCGCTTCTGCAATATGCATAATTTCATCATCACCATCGTCAGGGATTATATTTGGCTCTTCATAGTTTTGTATACGACTTTCTCCAGATTGGACTTTTAAGTGTCCCAAAGGGTTGTTGCGACGCTCGATACCTTTTATGGACTCAAACGTCGTAGAGAGCTCCCTAGGGCTTAGGGGAGGCATGTTTCGATTGTTAGCTGCCTCGATTAAAGAGAACCCTTCGCTATCCCAATCTGCTGGATGAACTTGTGTTAATACATAACCAATATATTTTGCCACCTGATCATTTCTTTGACCTTTACCAAATCCTGCATAGCTTTCTAATTCCCTTTTTTCAAAAGACATCTTTCTACTTTCTGGGATATCAAAGATATCAACCTTCTCTGGAAACATCTCTTTAGGAAATTTAATAAGTGGCTTATCTTGCAGAATTGAATAAGAACCTTTATCAGAAACTGAATTAGGACTTACAACATATCCACCTTCTCCACGGATATCTACAAGTTCTTTAATCCTAGCAGAATTATTAACCCCTTCTTCAAAATTGTAAAAATAGTGATATCCATCTCCACCTGTTTTTACGATTGTTGTATCTTGTGGTAGAAATGATGGGTCACCACCTTTTTCGACATCCACTACAGTTAGATTTGATATCTTCCCTGTGACAAAACCAATTTGAGGATCATCAAGTTTTTCAAACCAACCTTTTACTTCTTCTTCTGTAGCATGACGAGTTTGAAATTCCTTCCAAGGAATAAGTGGTCTTTTATTTTTACCCACAGGAATAACTGAAATTCCTTTCTTAAGTGACTCTAATGCATAGTTTAATAGTTTTTCATTTTTCATATTATTTTATTCGTTTATCATCTCCACTAATTTCGACCACAGCTGACATCCCTGCTATTCTTGATGTTATCCTATCTCCTAATTGTTCAGAAAGATCTTTAAAACTACAATTCGAAGTAAAAAAGGTTGGTAATTTTTCTTGATATCTTTTATTTAAAATTAAATGCAATTTTTCAACAACCCAGTCAGAATTCTTTTCTGCACCAATATCATCTAAAATTAATATACCTTCAAAATCCATTAGATTTCTAAATATATATTTTTTACTTTCACCTTGAATATCATAATCTTCTCTTATTTTTTCTAACAAATCTCCAGATGTTTCAAAAATCAAATCTTGCCCTTCTTCGAAAAGACATTTTCCTATTGCACAAGCAATATGTGTTTTTCCAACACCAGAATCTCCTAATAAAAAAATACCTTCATTTTTTTTTAATTGTTCTAAAAATACTTTTTTTATTTCATCAAGGACATCATTTTTATACGAAACATTATGGAACTTTACTGGAACTATATCTTCAAATTTTTTCATATTTATTTTTTATTATTATTATTAACTTTAATACTTTTGAAATTATCATATTTTCCATCAGGAGCTCTAGTTGCATTACCGACCAATTTACTCTTAGGTTTTGTTATCTCATCTTCCCAGACCATTTGGTTTAGATATGTTGATGGGTGTTGGATATATCCATCAATCCATTGTTTATCTTTCACAGGCCTTTCAGCTAGATCTTTCATAATCGTATCGAACAGTTTCTTGGTTGGTTTCATTCTCAACCATTTTGTTGTCGATCTCGGTTTTCCTTTTTTAATTGGATAGGCGGCCCAAAAAATATTAAACCTTTCCATTTGGGGGGTTACTCCAAGTTCGATATTCTCATTCGCTATTTTTTGTTTCGCAACTCTAGTTCCTAATTCCGAGTTTGAATTTTGTAATTCGAAACTAGGTATTTTTTGTTCCGAATTAGGTACTTTTATATTGGTACTATTAACTTGTATTCTTGATTCTTTATTCTTCGTTACCCCTGGGGTAGTATCAGGGGTAGTATCGAAAAGTACATCTTTTTCTTGGTAATTGAAGTATAGCTTGACATCTTCGGGTACATCTTTCATATATTTTTTTACAGCATTATCGTTCTGTTTTCCAGTGTACAAAAGTACACCGAAGTCCAATCTGCACAGATTTATCCAGTAGTAATTCTTGTGCTGAATGATCCCAACTTCCTGTAATTTGTCTAAAGAAATACGTATTGACGATTCATCATATCCAGTTTCTAATTGTATATATCCAAGAGGAAGTTTATAGATCGGAGTTAGGCTAATATGTTTGTTGCAATATAAATAAATAGCAATCATTCTTGATTGAGTTTCAAGTTGGAGCATAATCTCGTCACAAAAGATATCTGTCTTTAAAATTCTAGTTTTCATATTTAATATTTATATAACACCCAAAAAAACAGCAACAAAGACTTTGCAAACTTTGTTACCGTTTTTTAGAGAATTATAATTTAAGTAAATTTTGCAAAGTTCTTTCATATCCAAATATTACTTCTTATCATCTAATAAGTCAAGCAGAAGAAAACAGTAAAACAAAAAATGATTTATTGCAATAGTGATGACTTAAAAAAGCTATATTTTATCCAATATTTTTATGTGGATTTTTGAAGGCACCGATAATTTCACTTTTCAATGCTTTCAAATTTGTTGTGAAAAGTTTTGGTTCTACAGAAAGTAAACTTTGCATAAATTTCAATCGTGCATCTTTCAAATCTTCTGTATCCTCAAATTTGAAATAACCGACAGGTTGATTCTTAACCCCTTCTATCTGAAAATCTATACCTAATAAATAAAATTTTAGCGTAACTAAAGTTGCAGCTAAATTAATATCTCTTGTACTAAAAATTTCTTTTTTCATTTTTTTATATATTTAAATAATAACTAATAATAACAAGTATAGCACAGTCTAAACTAAAATTGTTTTTTCTGCTTGACAAGTAAAATGAAAAGAGTATTATAAGAACATGGATGTAGATAATTTTGCAAAAGAAAATGGATGGATATCTTTTAAAATGAAAAAAAGAAATCTTAATAGATTCGGAAAAGATGATTTTGTGATTGATTTCCTAATTAGGAAACATCGTATAGAGGTTTGTATATATGATTATACTAGAGAAACTATGCGTTTTTTAAGAAAGGTATCAGGAGAAGATATTATAAAAATATTAATAGATCCTGATTTTTTAAGAAAAGTTAATAAAGGTCATTTAATAAAAAGATGGAAAAAAAAATTATGAAAAAAGAAATATATAAAAACGAAGCACACATAGTAGAAGGAGAAACTGATATTCTCTTTTATGTTACTAAAACTTCCACAAAAAAACAACGAAGAAAATTCGGTATCGGAGATGTTTATATAAATGCAGCTGTTTGTAGAAAATGCGGAGACTATGTTCGAAGCAAAAATAGGCATGATTATAAGATGTGTGGATGTGGAGCTATCGGGGTCGACGGAGGTAGCTGGTATTGTAAGAGAATGGGAGAAGAGAAAGATTATATAAATGTAATCGAAAACTTTATAAATTAAAATTAAAATAAATATGACAAATATATCTTTAGGAGAACTATCAATTAAATTAGGTGTAAACAAAAGTAGATTGCATTATTTCTATTCTTTAGGTTTGTTAGTTCCTACAGAAACAATTTCAAAAATGAATTTGTTCGATAAGGAAAAGACAATAGAGATCGTTAAGAAAATAGATAAGTTAAAAATTAAGGGGAAGACTTTAGAGGAAATTAAAGAAGAATTAAAATAAAAATTATGAAAGAAAGACAAATGACTAAAAAAGAAGAAATGGAAGATGACCCTTATTGTCCTAAATGTGGTCATTGCGGGTTTATTGGTTGTTGTGGAATTACAGAGTTTTTAAAAAAACATGTTGCTGGGAAAACAGATTGTCCAAACGAGGCAATGGTTTTAAATGACTTAATTCAAATAGTAAATGAACATCTACCAGATGAAATGAGACAAAGATTTTTAAAAAAATGTCCTAAATGCAAATCAGATAAATGTTCTGGTTGGCATGAAATAGAATTAGATAAAAAATAAGATTAAAAGTTAAGATTAAGTTAAGTTACGTTATGAAAATTATAAAAGATAAAACTACATATCATGAATACGCATTAGAGAATGAATACAATCAAGAAGTTGTTTCTTATTGTAAGTTTTTAAAAGCAACTTTCGGATGGAAGGAGTTCCAATGGGACTCTATCAGGAAAGTTTGGAGATTTAGTGATCCTATGCTTATTACAATGATCAAAAACAAGTTTAAGGAAACAGATTTAGATGAAGTAAAAAAAGATTTAAAGAAGTATCTTATTGAAAAAGAAGAAGAGAAAGAAAGATTTGATAATTCAGTTAGAATAAAAACAACAACATCTACAGACTTTAAACCTAAAGGTATTAAAGGAGAGCTTTATGAATATCAAAAAATAGGAATTGAGTTTCTATTAAATAGTGGTGGAAGAGCTTTACTAGCTGACTCACCTGGAGTTGGTAAGACAGCTCAATATATAGGTTACGCAGTGCATAGTGGTTTTAAAAGAAACCTCGTTGTTTGTCCTGCTTCTGTTAAATTTAGTTGGGAATCAGAAATAAAGAAGTGGACAAAAAAGAAGTCTTTTATTGTCGACTCACATACAAAGATCGATGAAATATCATACGATGTTGAATTTGTTATTATCAATTTTGATATATTAAAGAAGTTCCATAACGAATTTAAGAAATGGAAATGGGATAGTATGGTAGTTGATGAAAGTCAGTTAATTAAAAATCCGTCTGCAATCAGATCGAAAGTAGTTAAAAGCATTGCTGCTGAAATTCCGAATGTGATTATGTTAACTGGTACACCTGTTCTATCTAGACCTGTCGAGATGTTCAATATGCTTAATATTATTGATGGTAGAGTTTGGAATAACTACTTTTCTTATGCAACTAAATATTGTGAAGGGAAACAAGGATATTGGGGATTTGAGGCCAAGGGCGCTAGTAATCTTGATGAATTGAATAGTAAGATTAGTAAATACTTTCTTAGGAGAACAAAGGAAGAAGTTCTTAAAGAATTACCACCTAAGAATTATATTACCCTACCTATGAAATTACCTAGAGAAGAAAGAAAACAATATAACTTAGTTGAGAGCGACTTAGTTAATTATCTGAAGTCTTATAAGAAAGACAAAACAAACAAAGAAATAGCAAAATCAATGAACGCTGAAAAGTTAGTAAAGCTAAATCTATTGAGAGAGATAAGCACGATGGCTAAACTACCAACTGTTCGGGAGGTTATAGACTCTATAATTGAATCAGGAGAGAAAGTTTTAGTTTTCTCTAGCTTTAATGCACCTCTGGAAGAGCTAGAAGAACATTATGAGAATAAATCTGTAATGATAACTGGTAAAACTCCAGTAATTGAGAGAGGAGAAATTGTTAATGACTTTCAAAACAATCCTAAGGTAAAGATTTTTCTAGGTGGTATGCTAAGTGCAGGAACTGGTATAACATTAACAGCAGCTAGCAATGTTATATTTCTAAATTACCCTTGGAACCCTGCTGACATAGAACAAGCAGAAAATAGAGCTCACCGACCCGGTGCAGATTACCAGTCTTTGAACATCTATCAAATAGTTGGGAAAGATACAATTGATGAATTTATGAAAAAGTTGTTATCAAAGAAAAAAGAAATAATAGATCAAGTAATTGGAGAAAAGGAAGTTAAGAAAGTCAACAAATCAATGGTCGATGATTACTTAAAAGAATTAAGATTAAAACATAAAAAATAATATGAATGATATAGAAGAAAGAAAAGAGAGAATGTTAGCGATGAAACTCTCGGGTAAGACTAACGTATATATAGGAAACAACTTCGGTATTACAGGAGAAAGAGTTGCACAAATAATAGGAAGATTAGGACATGTAGATAGAAAAATTGAAATACTATGTCCTACATGTAAAGAAGTTTTTAAAGCTCATAAATCTGAAAGAAGAAAATATTGTTGTAGAAAATGTTCAAGTATATCGAAACAATTAAGACCTGATAAAGCAATCTCTGAATATAACCAAGTAGAACTTCAAGGATTATATAGGGTGAGAAATGAGAAGAAAAAAGAAAAAACGAAGTTGTACAATCAAAGACCTGAAGTAAGAAAAAGAAATAAAGCATATCAAAAAACAGAAATATATAGGAGTTATCAAAGAAATTATTATCATAGAAAAAAGAAAATAAATCATGAATAAAATAGAAAGAGCATTAGAAATATTGATGGAAGAAAAAAATCTCTTCTGGTGTAAGGAATGTGAAGAGTGGGTATGGAATGTCGATAAACATTACCCTTTTGATTATTGTGAAAAATGTTTAGAAAAAAATGATGAAGAAAGACGATAAAATAGACCTTTGTTTAAGAATTTTTTTGTACTCAATAGTATTTATATTATTAGTGATTGCAATAAAAGTAAAATAATGAAAAGAGTATTTAAAATAGTAAAAAGAATAGAAACAACTTCTCTTAGAGATGCTTTAAAGATAGAAAAAGAAGCTGAGATAGTTGAAGTGTTTCATGATCCAAAAGAGAATGCTATAGGTAGTAGATTAACAACTAATAATAAATAATTATGAAAAAAGCAAGAAAAATTAATGAAAGAATCAAAGATAAACCAAAATATAAAATAGGTGACATTATTGTATATGAAGATAGATATGGAGATAATAATGATACTACTTTTTTATATCAATCAAAAATAGTTAAATCTTCTTCTCATATTTTTTTAAGAGAAGGTTCAGAACTTACTTGGGCTTATTATACAAATCAAACTGAAGAAGATTCAGAAGATTGTTTATACAAAGAAGATATTTTATATAAATTATAAACTAATTAAAAATAATTATGCCTAAAAAGAAAGAAGAAAAAGAAGTTAATAAATTAGATACAGCTCTATCTAATCTAAAAAAGAAATACGGAAATGATTCTGTTATGCAGATGGATAAAAATCTAGATTTCAAAGTCGAGTGGATACCGACAGGTTGTTTCTCTTTAGATGAAATCATAGGGAGTGGTTTACCAAGAGGTAGGATCATTGAACTTTTCGGAGCTGAGAGTTCTGGTAAAAGTACAATGTCATTATTTTTGATGTCTCAGATACAGAAACAAGGAGGTAAGGTAGCTTTAATAGACGCAGAGAACGCTTTTGATGGATCTTATGCCTCTGATATTGGTTTGGATGTCTCAAAATTGCTCTTAGCGCAACCCGGATCACTTGAAGAGAGCATGGACATCATAAAAGAGTTAGTTGAGTCAGAGTCAATGGATATGATAGTAATTGATTCAGTTAGTGCTCTTGTCCCTAAATCAGAAGCAGAGGGAGAGGACTTTATGAAAGATACTATGGCTATCCAAGCAAGACTTATGAGTAGGGCTCTTAGGATATTAGCTGGACCTATCTCTAAATCAAAAACTATAGTAATCTTTATCAATCAGATCAGAGACAAAGTTGGAGTCTTCTTCGGGGCCAAGACAACTACAAGTGGAGGAAGAGCTCTAAAGTTCTTTAGTTCAGTTAGGCTAGAAGTTAAGAAAGGTAAGAAGATAGAAAAGAGTGATGTCCAAATTGGAAATCAAATTATTTGTACAGCTGTAAAAAATAAAGTTGGTTTTCCTTGGAAAAAAACAGTACTTGATTTATATTATGCTAAGGGGATAGATTTATTTGCTGATGCACTTGATTATGGAGAGAAGATTGGTGTTATCAAAAAAGATTCTTTATCCTTTATGTTCGGTGAATTAAGATTAGGTATCGGTAGAGACAAGTCAATCAAGGCATTAATGAATGATCCTAAGCTTTTCACAGACGTACACGAAGCGATTACTAATCAATCAAAAAAGAAAGATGATTAAAGGGAAAGGAAAAAAAGTTGTGGAACAAGTAGTTTATTCTTTATTACTAGAATATCCTGAATCAAGTTTTTTAAGTATTCAATATGCTTATTCATTTGAAGAAGCTTTATCTTTAGCTAAAGGAGAATACTATGAACTACAAAAAAAGATTTCTGGTGATTCATCTCAAGAAGTAAATTATGTTCCTAAAGTAGTTATGTTCGCTAGTAAGAAGATAGAAAATCTTGTTCAAGATCAAGCAGTAACGGATGAACTTTTTAAACACTATGATAAGACTAAAGAAAAGAAAGAACCTATAAAAAAAGAAACACAGACAAAGTCAGACAAAGTCGGATCGAAGGGGAATAGTGATTTAATGAAAGAAATTATTAGTAAGAAGGATGTGGATTTGTTTAAAAAGAATTTAAAGATTTTATCGAAGTCAGAAAGACTTTATATTAGAAATGAATTAAAATGATTTGTCAATCCATTTTTACTTGACAAGTGAAATTGAAAGGATTACAATAGAAGAGTAAAGGTCGGCGTCAAATTATAAGTTAAGTTAAGTTATTAAAAATTAAGTTAAGAATTAAAATTATGACTAAAGTAAATATATTTAAAGAGGCAAAAGAAAAGGTTGTACCTACATGGGCAAGATTTGAGAAAGATGGAGATACAATACAAGGAACATACATAGGAAAAATTGTAGGACAAATAGACAATTACGACAACGAACAAGTGATTTATCAATTACTTCAAGATGATGAATCAATTTTAAATGTTGGTTTTGGATTAAATAAAAAGTTTCTTATTCAAGAAATGAACACAGTTAAGTTTGGTCAAATTGTAGGCTTTATCTACAAAGGGAAACTTAGTGTGAAAGACAAAAGACGACCTGGAAACATGGTAGAAGTAAAAGATTATGGTGTTCACCAAGACTCTAAAATAGTTGATCAGAAATGGTTAGATGAAAACAAGGATAATATGCCTGAGGTTGTTTGTGTGTCTGAGACAGCTAATCAAGCTGAAATTAGACAATCAAAAATTCAAGCAGATAAAGATTTTGAAGGAATGGGAACATCTGAAGATCAAGACGAACCACCTTTTTTATCAGAGGAAGAAAAGCTTAGTGTTATTGAAAAATTATCAAAAGACAAGCTAGGTTCAGTTGATGCTGAAACAGCTAAAGCAGCTGTAATGGAAAAAACAGGGATAGCATTTATTCCTATTAATTACGATGAGATAATTGAGAAGTTATCAGAATAACAATATGAGTAAAATACTAATAATAGGTGATATGCACCTGAAAGATCATCTTAGTTACTCCGATTATATAAAAGGAGGTAGACAAGTTGAAAAAGATGAAATATTAGAATTTATAGTTAATCAATCTTTGGATTGTGATAGTGTAGTTTTCTTAGGAGATTTCTTTAATTCAAAAAATAACTCTTCAGAAGTTAATAAACAAGCTGTAAAATTTTTAGAAAGGTTCCACAGTGATGTTCACATCATTAGTGGAAACCATTCTAAGAAGGGAGACGGAACAACAGCGTTAGATTTTTTGAAAGAAATTAAGTTTAAAAACTGGCACATTTACACAGAGATTGAGTCAACTGTAGTTTGTGGAAAAGAAGTATGTTTCTTACCGAACATGCTCAACTCAGAATTAGGTGTGGTTAATAGAGATGAAGCTGAAGAACAAATTCTAAAAAGGATAGGAACTGGAGATATATTATTTGCTCATCACGCTATATCTGGAACTACATTCAATGGTCTTAAGACAGAGATATTATCAGAAGTGGTTTTACCAAAGGAAGTTCTAGAGGAAAAATTCAAGTCTGTAATAGGTGGTCATATTCATGATCCTCAAGAAGTTGGAAGAACATTGATAGCAGGAGGTGTTTTCACAAGTGCAGTAGGTGAAATTGAAAGATTTATTTGGAAAATGGACGATGATTTATCAATAGAGAAAATCAAATTACCTTGTAGAGAAATTCATAAGATAGAGAACCCTACAATTGAAAGTCTTAGTAAAATAAAAAGAGACTCAATTGTAAAGGTTGTTCTAACTAAGAAAGATGAAATTGATATTGATGATCTAAAAAAAGAATTATCAAAGTTTGATGCTTATCTGTTGATCGAGAACTACCCAAATAAAAGGAAGAAAGCGCACATAGAAGAAGGAGCCTTTGATTTCTCTATAGAGTCCCTATTAGGACTTTATGCTAAGGAAAAAAAGGTTGACGAGAAGTTATTATTAAAAGGACTAGAGTTAATTAGATAAAAATTATGGAAGATAAAATAATACAAATTTGTGTTTATAAAACACTAGTACTTGGTTTATCTGAAAAGGGGAATATGTATATAAGTATACATTCTTCTAAAGAAAAGGGATATAAATGGAAACTTTATTCAAAAAGTCCAAAAATTAAAGAAGATTAATAAATTAAACAAAAAAATTATGAATAACGATAAATTATTTTTTATAGTGACAGTGAAAGGGATGGGATTAAAAGTTAATGTTCCATCACAAGATTACGGAGATGATGAAATTAGTGATGTAGATAAATACATCAAATTAGAAAAAGGTGATTCTATTGCTGCTTATTTTGAGGTAGATGAATCTAACCCAGTATGTTTGTTTACAACAAAAGGATTTGGTTATAGATTTAATCTTAGTGATATAAGAGTAATGGGAGAAGGTATGCCTGGTGTGTCTGTTATAGACTTAGATGAAAAAGACCAGATAATTACTTCTTTTCAAGCAAAAGAAGATGACGTACTTGAACTTAAAACCATCAACAAGAATATTATAAATCCTTTTGTAAGGGAAATGCCTATTCTTAAAAGAGGAAGTAAAGGAGTTAGAATAGTTAAACTTGATGATGATGACTATGTTACAGAAGTAGACATCATGGTTGAATAAGGGGTCGAAATCGAATTATTAGAATAACCTTAATTAAATAAAATTATGGAAGATACAACAATTCACATCATGTTAGCAGTTGCGACTTTTCTCTCAGTTGTTTACACATGGGTAAGAACTAAATAAAATATGTCTAAAAAAAATATCAAAAGTTTAGGAATAGATTTAAGTTTAGTAGGGACAGGTATTGTTCTTTTAGAAGATGGTAAATTAAAAAAGAAAAGGTTAATTAAAAGTAAACCTTGTGGAGATTTACCTATCAATGAGCTAAAGAGAATCAGAAAAATTGTCGACACTATAGAATCTACTCTATCTGATGACCTACCGACAATAGCAGTTATTGAAGGGTTGGCATTCATGGCTAGGAATAGTACTTCTTTAGTACAACTTTCAGCTTTGAATTATATGACTAGATCTTTGTTATTTGAGTATAGAATACCATTCATTATTGTTGCACCTACCAGTTTAAAGAAATTTGTAACTGGTAATGGTGCAGCAAAAAAGGATGTTATGCTCATTGAAACATATAAAAGATATGGTGTAACTATATTAGATGACAATGAGGCCGACGCATACGCATTAGCACAAGTAGGGTTAGGATTACTTGGTGGTAATAGTAAGCCACTAATTAAAAAACAGAAAGAAGTCTTAGCTTTATTAGAAAAACAAGTATGAGAAACAGAAAAGGACAATTTGTCAAAGGAAATAAAGAATTAGTTACTCATAACTTGTCTGAGTCAAGACAATATAATACGTGGAATCATATGATGTCACGATGTTATCGGAAAAAAGATAGTTCATATAAAGACTATGGAGAAAGGGGAATAAAAGTAATAAAAAAGTGGCATACTTTTATTGGGTTTTGGAAAGATATGAAAGAATCTTATTACGAAGAAGGAACATTAGATCGCATAAATAATAATGGGAATTACAATAAGACAAACTGTAGATGGACAACTCAAAAAGAACAATCTAGAAATAAGAGGACAACATTAAAGGTTAATTATTGTGGTGTACAAATATCATTATCAGAATTATGTGAAAAAAATAATATTCCTTATCATAGAGTTTATTTAAGAATATACAGATATGGTTGGGATATAACAAAAGCATTAATAAAATAATCAATTATAAATTATGAAGACAATGAAAGAGTTAAAGAAAAATCTTTTAAGTGACGAACAAGAAACTATTGTTATAGCTGCTCTTGCAGTTACATTGAAAGATGAATTTCTATCAGCAGGGTTTCCTCCTGAAGTTTATGCAGATAAATTTGATCAAATAGGGAAAGACTTAGCCATTAACGCCGTTAAGAAAGCACAGGTGTTAATTTTGAAGTCAGGAATTATGGATAGTGTATCAGATGACATCGACGAAATAGTAAAAAAAAGAAAGATAAATAAAAAGAAGAAAAAATAAAATGAAAAAAGCACTTAAAGAAGCAGAAAAAGAATTCGAAACATTAGCTCATGCATACCAAGAAGCTTACCAACCATCTCATAATGAAGATTGGGGGAGAGGTTTCTGGAGATGTATGGAATATTCTAAATCTTTTCTTAAATTTCATATAGTAACAATATTAGAAGCTCAGAATAAAGAATTAGAAAAAAGAAAAGATACAGAAGTTGATGAGCAAGCTTCTGAAAATTATAATATTGCTATCGATGAGACAATTGAAGAGAACAATAAAATTATTAAATTAAATAAATCAGAATAATATGGATCAATCAACATCACCTATCCCACCAGTAAATGAGAATATAGAAATGGATTTTTCAACAGCTATAAAAGAAGTAATAGATGGGAAAAAAATAACAAAGTTAGATTGGGCAAATAGATATATTTATGTCTTTTTGAAAGATGATTTTCTAACTATCTCAAAAGAGGATGGTACATTAAACCAATTGATTATCAGTAAAGA